CCTTAATTTGCTGCTCTTGCCAATCTATATGCTTTTCAAGATTTAAAAGATACGTGGTCTTGTGTACTAGTTTTGGTCTGACTGGTCTTGCTGTCATTTTAGTGCTTGTTTAATTCTAACAATAGATTGTAACCATTTAGGAACATAAAACTTAATAATCTCTTTCAGCTCCTTAATTTCAGCTTCTAATGATTTATTCCTATTCTCAATTTCAGGTATATATCCATCAATCGTTTTATTAGCCACCTCATTCCATTCTTTCAGCTCCTTGATTTGCTGCTGCTGTGCTGCTATAAATTCACTGGCTTCTTTTGCCTTATAAACAACCTCGTCATTTAATAGGTGCTTTACAATATGTGCCTCTAATAGTTTCATTTCTTTAGTGCTTGTATTTTTTCGTGTAATTTACGTGGTAATTTTTCTATATATCTTTCAGATTCAAAGATAATTTCTTTCAGCTCCTTGATTTGTCGGCCTTTATTAGCGTTACCATCGGCCTGGGTTTTATAACGTTTTTCTAATTTAGCATTCCTTGATGCCAGATGCTTAACCTTGCCTTCCAGTTCTGTGATTTGCTCCAGCTTTGCATGAAACCTGTCTCTATACTTTAAGTGTAGATTTTCTTCAAGAGTAAGTCTATCTTCCAGCTCCTTGATTTGCCTCCTTAACGGAAGCCCCTCATCAATAAGATGCTGCTTACTTAATTTCAGCTCCTTGATTTCTTTATTTCTAATATTTCTAATTGTTGATAGTTTTGCATGTTTTCTTCTCAGCTCCTTGATTTGCTGCTCTTGCTTTTCAAATAATTCCATAGCTGGCAAGCTAATAGGTAACCAATATTCCTTCCCTTTTATGTAGTATATAACTCCACAAGAACCTTTGTCTATTTCTGGTTTATAACTCATTTCTTTAGTGCTTTATAAATAACTATCACAGTTTGGACAATAAGGTGGTGCATTATCGTGAAAATGGTATGAATCTGGATGTTTACAATCATTAAGTGTAGTATCAGATCCTAAGATATCAGTTATATGCTGTAATGTATGTTTTCTTTCTGTAGGGGTCATACCCCTAGTTAATTGTTTTTCTGTTACTTGTAATATTTTGATAAGACTTTTAATATGGGCATACAGATCAGTAATTAAATTTTCTGTTCCCGGGCTTGCTTTGTATTCCCTATATTTAGGGTCATCTTTCATAGGTATCATAGCAGTCCATACGAGAGTCGAACTCGCTCCATACTCATAGACAGTGAGATATCTTAACCATTTGACCTATGGACTGTGTGAAAATAAAGGGAGACTCATCTAGAATAATCTCCCTGGGCTGTTTTTTAATGCTGAGCAACTTCAGGCTCTTTCATCTAGAATTCCCTTTGTGTAACCACCGTTACAACGGGTTGTGGAGTCGGGCCACACGATACAGTGGGGATCACCCCGACATATGGAGCGCAATGTGAGATTCGAACTCACGACCCTCTACTTGGAAGGAAGACGCTCTGACCGGACTGAGCTAATTACGCTTGTATTGTACTCTCTGCTGGATTTGAACCAGCGACTTCCCACTTGTAAGGAGGGCACTCTTCCCGGGCTGAGTTAAGAGAGCAGGAGCACTTTATTAAGGTCAAAGTGCGAAAACCTGGTGGCGGGGACGGGAATTGAACCCGCAATTAAGAGTTTATGAGACTCTCCTGTTACCAATTACATGCACCCCGCGGTGTAAAGTTAATAATTTATTTTAAATTACGATACATTTCTTCTACATTAAGGTGTAGATCATCTAATGAACCTGTATTCTCGATTATATAATCGAATTTTTCGTAGTCATCTAAAGATATTTCAGAAGGATGCTGGTCTATTACTACAGTAGGACGATTGACACGAATGACAACGCCTCCTCTAGCTCTAATAGCATCTGCTTCATTAGGAAACCTTACATCTGTGATTATCCAGTTAGGATAAGCATCAGCTATAGTAGTTCCACCTTTGACATTTGGTACACGTCGTAGTTTTAGTTCATATTCTGAAAATAAAGCGTTTACCCAGCACTGAGGATGTAACTGTCTCCCCATCTCTGTACCTATTTTCTGTAGCATTTCTCTACCGGTTAAAGTGTGTCCATCAAATTCCCAGAGATTACTTAAAGGATAAGCTTTAAACTCTTGATTTTCGAATTCTTCTACATCTATACCCGTAAGTAAGGAAGCTACTTGTTTAACCTTATATGCAAATTTTTTAATTGTATAGTAAGGTAATGTTATTCCATCTTGTCTGAGACCTTCTAGAACTTTTATGGGAGTGGCTAATTTTTGAATAGTTTCTCCAACTTCGTCTTTACCAGATCCCATTTTACCAGATATTCCTATTAGGTTTACCATTAATCATTGTTTTCAATCAGTTCGTTAAATGCGTCAAGCAAATCCATACTCTGTGTAAGACCTGCATTGTCATCTAATAATAAATTAAAGAAAGGTTTTCTAACTGTAGGGTCTTCATAGAGTGTTGATTTGTTTACTGCATCAAATTCTATTCCATATACCTCTTCAGCGATAGTAAGTTTATACTGGATACTCCAGTCATTTGCTACTGTCCATAAACATAAGTCTACTTTAGTCCTTACTTTATGTATTAATTCTCTTACACGCTCACATCTCTTAACGATGCGTGGGTCAGTGTTTAAGGGATAGATCGTATTATCAAAATCTAAACCTACAACAATACCTCCGTGCGTTTTGTAAGTATTAACTAGTTTTTCAAGTTCACAATTCATATGCTTAGTTTAAAATATTAGTGGAATCAGATAGAGTCGACCTATCGTCCCCGGGTCTTCAATCCGGTGCTAAACCCCTCAGCTACAATTCCATTTGGTACCTTCTTATCCTAGGCGTAAGACTGGGGTGCTCCCAGGCGCCAGTGATGTTAGAAAAGCCAGACCCTCTATAGCTTCGTCTTCCTCTTACGTAGAAAACTTTACCAGATGCTGTCGATAGTGGTACCATACTGTAGTCTATGCAGGATTTGAACCTACGACATACTCCGTATCAGGGAGGCGCTCTACCAAGCTGAGCTAATAGACTATAAAGCCCCGTTGTGTTCTTCCTTACTACACGAGGCGACATAATAACGTACGTCTGACGATTGTTTTTGTAGGACCGGAAGGACTTGCACCTTCTCCCTTCCGCTTAAAAGGCGGAAGCTCCCCTTGTTGAGCTACGATCCCTTAAATCTTATCGGGGTCGTGTTTACTTTCTTGATTTTTCATGTTTTCTTCTATTAATTTTAAAGTTTCAATACTATTCATTAGAGTTGTTGCATCTTTGATGTCCCAATAGTGGTCACAGTTAGCAGCCATACCATCTAAACTATCTGATGTAAAGGTGCTATATGATTGCCTCCAGGGGTTGGGAACTGCTCTGTATCTAAAGCAATTCATTCTTAACGTGCAGGTTTTATCTGCACACATTGATATATCAGGCATATTTTAATGGCTAAAATGTTGTACAATAAATTGAATTTTTCCATATACAGAGTGGGAATTATGATCCACTTCATACCAAGCTCTTATAAATTTAGCCCATAATGAACCTGGGTCATCAGCATAAATAAAATCACCACTCATGTTGGGTCGAGGGATCCGATACTTACCTAAACGTAGTTCATCGGGTTCCTCTTCCATATTTCTAGATTGGCTAACAAAGAATTCCCAGGCTTCTGGATGTTTTTCTTTATTACTCTCTTTCTTATTCATTTTTTTGTTGTTTTGTGGGCCCTGCAGGGGATGATCCTGCGACCTTCTGGTTATGAGCCAGCTGCTCCGACCAATTGAGCTAAAGGCCCATTAAATTTTATAAATGTCGTGAGAGTATCTATTTACTCCATTATTAGTAGTATAAGTTTTACCTGAGTAAGTATATGTATGAGTAGGTGGTTCACCTTTCTTTAAACATCTTACCATTTTAGGAGTAAAACCTGCTACTGTACCTCTCATTAAAGAGGAATTAGCTGAAGGATTATAAATTATCTCGTCGCCAATCTTTAAGTCGTTACCTTCAAAATCTACATGTATTCCCATTATTCTACTGTTAAAACGTAAACTGAGTATGTCGTTGTGACTACAGTTGATTTTTCGTTTAGAACTTGTAGTTTTGTTACTACAGATGTTGACCATAAACCTTTACCTTCTTCAACAACTGGAAAACGTTGCCTTAAAACAGGAAAGTCGCTAAATTCAATCTTGTGATCTTCACCTACAGTGTTATAATCACTAATTTCATCTATTACTTCTACTTTTGTTATTATTCCTTTTATCATTTGTTTGTTGTTTAGAACATCCTATAGGATTCGAACCTATAACCATAGACTTAGAAGATCCACGCTCTTCCAATTGAGCTAAGGATGCTTGTCATTTATTTGTCTTATAATTTCTCTTTTTTCTGCAGCTCTTTCTTTTCCCCAAAAGAACTTTCTACCTACTTTACGCATGTGTTTAGCCCATTCATTAGGCTTTGTTAAATTACCTTTCTTTACTGTTCCCATAGAGTCAAACCTAGGAATCGAACCCAGTTATCAGGTTTACAAAACCCGCGCATCGCCAGCAATGCTTGTAAGACTTGTGCACACCCTGAAAGATTCGAACTCTCTACTACTGGGTTTGGAAGCCAGTATCCTACCCAGAGGATCTAAGATGCGTGTGTTGCTGACCTTTATGGATTCGAACCAGAATCTACCCGATTAACAGTCGGGAGCTTTACCAATTAAGCTAAAAGTCAGTGTTACTTCAATACGTCAATGTACTTATTATTAGTTGGGACAACAGGGCTCGAACCTATGACCTCCCTCTTCAGGCGCTCTACCCACTGAGCTACATCCCGAAGTACTAGTTTTATTACTCGAGTTTTTACTAGTACTTACTATTACCTTGCGATAATAATGTGGAGAGTAAGGGAATTGAACCCTTGGACTCCTGGTTGCAAACCAGGTGCATTAGCCAACGCATGCTTAAACCCCATTATTTTATTCTTGTTGTGACTGCTCGTATGCTAGTCTATCTTGTTCATACTGTTCTTCTCTTTCTTGTTGTCTTTCTTCTTCTCTTCTTGCTTCTGCGTATCTTTCTTCTCTTTCGTATCTTTCCGGGTCCTCATCATAATACTCCTGCTCTTGTCTGATTGAGCGAATCATATCTACAGGCATTATACAGCCTGTTGGGAATTCTGGTCTTGCCATAGTTTTTAGTCATTAAAAAACCCCTACTGAATTAACAGCAGGGGTTATACCAGGTTGGGTATAGTACTGCTGTTAAGTGGCCATATCTACGGCCCCCTTAAACGTTCTTGCAATATTTATACACCAATTTTTCATAATCTTATTATTTTGTACTCCCGACGAGACTTGAACTCGCAATCTCCAGGTTGAAAGCCTGACGGCCTACTCCAATTAGCCTACGGGAGCAGATCTCCTCTACAGGTTCATTTAAAGTACGGTTTGTGTCAGAATTTTTCATAAGTTTCAAAGTTAATACAATTATAGTTTAATCCAATAGAAGTGAGGACAATTTTTACATTTAAATTTATAGCCTTTATAAATATCAGAGGCTACGAGCTTAAATGTGTGTAATCGACACTGCTTGGTTTTCATAAGTGTTTCGTATGTAGTCCTCAGATGCTCTTAAACTAAACCAGTTTTCGACACCTTTGGGCTTTAAAATTTTAAAGATCCACTCTTCTTCATCGTAAGAAGATTGAGTAATCGTCATTTGGGTTGTAGTTATTCTTAACTGCATTATATTTTGGGTTAGGTGTAGAATATACAACTTTATTGGTTATTTCACAACAAGGATTTTTAACAATAGAAGTACCAGGTACAGCATGTCCATACCACATTCTATCTTCTATCTCCTGCAATACTTTCTTATCTTCTTTAGAATAAGGCTTAACATAGTGATTTTCTTTCGAATAACCTCTTACATGAGCTGCAAATGATTCATCTGGATAAGCATCTTCTGGAGTTACAGGATACTTCATTAAGTGTTCTGCATAATCTTCAACTGTATTTTCTGCTATAACAAAGTCAGCTAATTCTTTAATTAAAGCTGGATCGTATACTCCTCTTCCATCTACATCTTCATATAAATATTGGTATAAAGAAGCTTTGATGCCTTTTACAATGCCATCTCCTTCACAGAAATAACAGTCATCAGCTGGGTCCATTTCTGGATCCTCTACACCTAACCCCTCACAATGTGGGCAGGTTACTTTTCCGGGGTCTTGTTCCATTTTTCTCTGCGTTTTCTAAATTCGTCTAACATATTTTCATGCCTTGCGGCCTCTGCAGCAACTTCTTCAGGAGTTTCAGGTTCCATTATAGAACCTTTACCTCCACAGTTATCACAATCAGACTTTTCGTATGCCCAGTGCTCACCACACGAAGGGCAAATACCTATATCGTTCATAGACATGTCATCTCCACAACAGGAGAACATACCTACATCTCCGGAGCCTTCGCACCAGTCACACTCTACTTTTTTCATTTGCTTGCCCAGTGTATCATTAATCCCAGGACTACTATTACTAGAATAGCTGATATCCAAATTGGAGAAAATACCCACCACCAACTAATAGTGATGTAACCTAGGACTTTTAATATTAATAGTACTACAGTTAGTACTCCAGCGAAACCTATGCCGCTGCTACTTGAACTTGATTTGCTCATCTTCCGTCTATTAAAATGTATTCCCATGGATAAAAAGTATAGAAATTAACTCCGTTCTCAGTACCCACAAATTGATTTGATAGAGCATTTTCTTCTTTTGCTGAGGCTATAAGAGGGAACGTACTGTTTAACAGTGAGTGGTTCCCTTTATAATGCCTAGCTAGCTCTTTAAATGTACTAGTGAGAGATAACGATGTTTCCACCGTTAAGTTCTCTAAATCTAGCGTAACTCCTTCCATTAGTCATTCAAGAAGGACTTGATTTTCTCTGCAACTTTCTTATTAGCATCAAATTGTGTTTGTAATTCTATGCCTAATCTTTGTTCTTTCATAGCAGCTGCTTTAAAAGCAGCCTCTGCAATTCCTCTTGCAGTTTGTTCTTTGACAACCTCTTTATTAAGGGCTTCTAAATTAGTAACTGTCTTTGAAAATACAGACAGGATGTTAGCAGATTTCTGCTTAAGTTTTGTTACTTTACTCATCTTTTTATTGTTATAAAGGCATTGGTAAATTAATTGGGATAGTTCCTTTTTCTAATACTACACCACAAGATACAATATACTTAGCTGGAAAGTTCCTAGCATAGGCCATCGCGTACAGTCTATCGTCCACTCCACAGCCCGTAAGCATGCCAAAGACTCTATTGGTCTTGGTTACATGCCACTTGACAGAAGCTTCAGTGTGTACGTGTCCCATTACTACGGACTTACCTGCTTTCATTGCTCTTGTGTAAGCTGCATTAGCTCCAGTAGTACCGGTACCATGAAGGTATAGTACATCATAAAGGTCGTGCTCCATTCCCCATTTCCAGGTTGGAGTACCTAATACAGAATTCATTGACTTAAGCCACCTTGCTGATACACCATTAGAATATAATTGTCTCCTAATTATGTCATCGTGATTTCCTATACAAACATTCGCACGAGGAAATAGGTAGTGCCATTGTTGAGTCTTCATTATCGCCATATCTAGTTCATCCCCTGCACCCATCCCGTCTGGATCTTGCTCGTGATATGAAGAATAATGGTTATCTACTGCGTCTCCTATATTAACTATAGTTCCACATTGGTATTTCTCTTGTTGTTCTCTACACCACTCCATGTATCCTTCTCTTGTGAAGGGCTCATGAGGGTCTCCTATTACTAGTACGTTACCTTTCTTACCTTTTGTATAGGGTTTAGGTAACTTAGAGAAGTCCATCTTCTTTGGTACTCTTTCAGCGATTCCTCTATAATTAGCAATCATTTTTCGCAAGGTTCTATGAGACTGTACTATTGTATGGTCTGCTTCTAAGATTTCTCTTGCTAACCTGCTGTGAGATTGTCCTAAATCAAATAGGTCAATAAGATCTCTTACTTTATTTGTCATCTTCGAATACTTTTATAATGCCTTCCTCTAATTCTTTATAGTAGGCTAGTACTTCTTCAATCGTATAAAATACAGGTATTTGATTTTCCATTGCTAACGTCGTTTCATCATCAGCTCCAGTACTTTCTCCGGGTAAACGAAGAACAGCGTCACAAACAAGAACCCATTCATTATCTAATTTTATCCAATCCTGATAAGGTCTTGGATGTGCCATATGTTGAAAATGGCTATACAAAGGTACAAAAGGGGCAATACCTGCATTCATTAACAGGTCTGCTACATCCATTTGGTTCTTTACATTTACCGCTACGTCTCCTAAAGTGTAGGGACTTGCAATATAAACTTTAAACATATTTTTTAAGTTATTTCACATGAGCCACCTGCACAAGCTAATTCACCAGTGAGGTTGGTATTATCTTCGATTTCTTTTATTCCACTAAGGTCTATGCCTTGAATGAATTTTAGTTTCTCTTCATATTGAGCCCGGGTACATTCCTGGAAAGGAGCATCCACGTAGGATCCACCATCATACGGAAGACAGGATAAGCCATTGAAGCTATTCCTATTATTCCACATCCAATTACCAACTGCTTGCCATTCAGTAAAATACTTTCGTCTTTTACCTTTTTTGAATGCATCATCTATTTGGAAAAATGCAGTGCCCATTGTTGCGTATTCTTTGTCTTTATGGATATATACTGTTGCAGATACATTATTGGTATTACTACCATTACGATGTCCTACAGCTACCCATTCATCATAAAATCTTTTTACTCTTTCTAACATCTCCAGGGCATTCTCGTCATCCCTAAGGATAGCATTTGAGGGTGCCTTTTGGGGAATACTTATGACAGCACTACTTGAATCTAAGTCCATCACTTTCACTAGCTCTGGATGCTTTTTCTTAAAGTAATTGTATAAATCGTCGCCAACTGAACACTGGATAGTACGGAAATAGTACTTACTGTGCCAAGCATGAATACCTGAGGATACACCTAATACTAGACTAGTTGTCCCAGAAGGTTTAACTGTTGTAACGCGTGCTGCTTCGTTGATACCTATAATACCAGCTACTCTACTGTTCTCAGCGAGAACTGCACTAGCTGCTTCTTTTAAATTAAGTTTTAATATACCTCCATTACAAATACCTGTGATTCCTACACCTATTAAGGCGTCTTTCTCTGTAGTACGTTGCCATACAGGTCTTAAGTAGTGAAAGTCTGTTATACCTGCCTGAAGAGTACCAAAGAATGCAGCAATTTGTGCACGTCTGTTAAATTCTGTCTGACTTCTAAGGTCCCCTGCATTAATTTCTGTAAGATTACAAAAGCTGTAGGGCCTTAAGGCTATTTCAGCACAAGGGTTGGTACCATAATCTCTATCATTAGAGAAGTATACACCAGGTTCTCCAGCGTTAGATTGTTCTACTTTTTTCCATAGGTTTAAGAAGAACTCTTCTGTAATCCTATGTCTTAATAGTACTGCACTGTTATTAGCTCTTCCTCTTTGTGGATTGGTCTCATACCATGTTCCCATCTTACATTCTAACATCTCAGTGTCATCTGCAGAGAACAGTGCTATTAAAGCTGCACGTCTAATACCACCTGCTAATACAGCATCTGCTATATAGCACATAATATCATGTACTTGTAGGGGAGTTAGTTGAGTACCTTCTTCTATACTGTCAAGAAGTAGTCTAATGTTAAATAAACATTTCTTTAATGGTTCTGGACCTGGGGCCTTACCTCCAGCTGTTACCAGGCGCTCTCCTTTAGCTCTTATTGAGTCAAAGTCAAACCTGGGAGCTGTTTCTCTCATACCAAAGTATGCTTTCATAAGGTGTTTAACTGCATCAGCCCAACCTTCTATTGAATCTTCTATAACGAATTTTTGTGTCTTCTCGGGTTTACGAATTACCGGAAGTTTCTCTACATGTGATCTTTGCACTGAATATCCTAAACCTGTACCACCTAAAAGCAAAAACATTCCTTCTGAGAATGATTTATAGTTATCGATAGGCATGTAGGCACAGTTATATACTCTACTATTATTCTTTTCTATTGCAGGGCCAGCAAATTGCGCGGCACGCATAGACATTAATACTTTCTTTTGACGCAAGTCCTCCCCATATACACGAATTTCGTGCTCTAATTCTGGATACTTACGTACCATCATGAGTATATATCTGTTTACTATCTCATTCCAGGTCTCTCTTCTTTGTTCTTTTGGTAAGTATTTGGCGTATTTGTTATATATAACAATATTAGATAGGGTTTCTTGTGTTTGGTGCATTAGGTGAAGTTTTTAGTGAAATGTAAAGGTACAAAAAAGGGAAGATTTCTCCTCCCTTTCTGTGCCAATTATTTGCACTATTTAATTATTATCAAAAAAATTACATTTATGAGGCTTACTGGCTAATTCTGCATTAGCAGGTAAGGATTCCTCAAGTTGTTCTTCGAGAGAAGCTCTTAATTTATTTGACTTATCAAGGACATGAAACCATACGGATTTCTTTATCTTTCCATCATATCCTGTGATGTAAGGTAATTTACTATATTTTCGTATAAAAGTTTTAGCTTCATCACTGAAGTGACTATACTTACCAGCTATAAACATTGCTACGTCTGTGTGAAATTGTTCTGGGATGTTATAGAAGATAAAAGATTTATACCCTTTATCAATCGAGAAAGAATAGTGAGCATATGTTTTATACACCTCTTGCATCTCTTCAACTTCTACAACTATTTGAACTTCTTCCAGGTCAATATAGCTTTCTATGAACTTTCCTGCTTTAAAGTCATTTGATGACCTTTTAATAAAAGGAAGTATATAATAATTACATAAATTGTGAGTTTGCTGTACTATAAGTTCTGTCATTTGACAAACTTAAGCAATTTTCTCCTTTAGTGCTTCGTTTTCCTTTATTAAATCCATAAAATCATCCATATGCATGACAGCATATCGGCCTGTTTCTACAAATTTTCCTTTCTCCGACTTTTTAGTTTGCTTATGAAGGATAACCTTTATAGCTCCTTTTAAGCTTTTCATCTCTGTTAGTAATTTAGGATACGGAGCTGAAGTAGAAAGAGTTTTACACTGCACACTATAGCGCAGTAAACCATTCTCTATTTCATCCGTATTCATAAGATCTATTTTATCAGCATCACGTTTCTTATTCTCTGATCTACTAGTGACAACATGAGGGAAGCCTACTTCTCTAAATATTTTTACACATTCACGTTCCCAATTGTGTCCTGCTATACGATTACGTTTTCCAGGAGTGGACATAAAGAAAAAGCCCAGGATTATTCCCGGGCTCTAAAACTAGGTAAATGAAACTCTTAAATATCAAGAGACGACAGTTGCTCACTAACGGCAGCTACATCTTCTGCTACCTTAGCTGCAAACTCAGCATTTGCTTGTACTGCTTCCTGAAGCATGTCTTCCCACTGAAGGTCAGTTTTAGATGCATACTCAGAGGAGCGGTAAAGAGACTTAGTTGGACCAGCAAATGTATCATACACCATGTACTCTTTACATCTGATTGCACCTGAAGAATCATCAGGAACTGCACCAACAAACATTGGATCCACAAACACGTTGTGAGTTACAGTACCAGCGTTCTGATAACCACGGATATAATCCAGGTTACCTACATGTAATCCTTTAACACAACCACGGTTGTCATCACAATTGACCATAGACCAATCAGCGAGACGATGAATCTCACCTACTTTAATGATGTGACCTTCTGTATCTCCACAAGAGAACGCATCGCCTCCAGTACCTTGAACAGCTGGTTCGAACACTAAATCCTCAGCGAATTCAGGCTTGTCATAAGACTTCAGACCAGTTTCCTCGTCGAAAGATACCTTATAACGAGAGATTTGGTCTCCAGTTTCTTTATCAAACTTCATAATCTTCTCTCTAGACACCTTGTATGTCTGTAGAAGTCCTTCTTGAGTGATAGGAACTTGGATACGTGTGGCACGTTCAACAGCTACTTCATAACTGATACCATGCTCATCCATTAACTTATTAGCATACTCCATATCTACATATGTAGCATTGATATAGTTAATAATCTTTCCAAGTTTCACTGGGTGCAACTTAGGGTTTCTTAAAGTTCTAATCCAGAACTTAATCATTGGGAGAATGTCAATGTTCTTCTCAATAGACTCGTTAAGTCTATCAACAAAGCCTTGAGGCATAGGAACATTAGATACAACTTTGTTGTACTTGAGGAATGTTTCCCCTGTCTTTTCATTGTAGTGTAAATACTCGCTAGCTCCTTCAATAGTCGCTTTAAAGTCTTCCACTGCTAATGGCTTAAACTTCTCGATAATAGCTTTAAGATCTTCTACTGTGTCAGCAGCATTAGCTTCAGCTTGAAGTTTTATCATTTGATCATAGATATCTTGATCAAAAGTGATACCAAAGTGCTCGCCTCCGAAAGACCCGGAAATAACGTCACCTACTACATTTAATGTTATCATACTCACTTTTTTAAATTTATATTGTTATACAAATATACGAATTTTTGTGGATTATTCCAAGTTTAACTTGTGTGCCACATAGTTTCTAATTTCTAATTCTAGTTCTTCATTTACGTTATTAGTTGATTCTGTTAAGGGTTTAAGCTGATTTAGCATAGTAGATAGCGGTTCTGCATAGGACAATAACTCTGTGTAGAGTTTGTACATTTCCATGTCGACAACGTTACTATCTTTGAAGGCATCAGAACCAAATAGTTCCCCAGACTTCTTACTTACCATCTTCTCATTACCTTCTACTTCCTGGACAAACAGTTGAAATTCTACTAACTTGTCTAAGAACATGTCTAACTCATCTTCTATTTTGCTTGCATAAGGTGCTTGTCTATTAGTGATTGTGTAATGGTAGAGTTTGAGATACTTTTCAGATATATCGTCATCTATCATTGCGTAATTACTAAGAAACTTGAGTTTATCCATTTCCTTATTGATTAACCTGGTTGTGTTATAAGCTATTATTAGTGGATCCACGGCTATAATTTTATTTTTAACATCAATTTGTTTGAATAGATCTTTAATATAGATCGACTTCTTTAGATCTTTATAGTATTTCTCGTTCTGAGTAGCGATACTAATGATAGTTACTTTACCCCAACTTTTTCTGTTGGCGCTAACAAAGTTAAAAATAAACTCGAGTCCATCTCTATCATTACCAAAACCGTAAATAAGCTTTTCAACAGCAGGATTCTCGTCAATTGACGCAATACTAGCTATTTTCCACTCTCCTTTACGGAAGGTAATATCATCATTATAATAATCCCTATCAGGAGATTTATAAACTGTCTCTTTATTTATTTCTCGCTGCTCAGCGGGCGTCAGTTTAGGAGCATCATAAGATTCCCCTTTATCTTCAGCCTTTTCCATGTCATCTAGTTTATCTTTCCAATCTTCAGGAACTTCTACACCTTCGTAGTCCGTCATACCAGACTTTTGCAGCAATGCAAGTAGTTTACTTTGATATTTTAAGTACTTTCCTTGCTGTTCTTCTGTAAGTTTAGTATCAGGTGGCAACTCTACTGGTTCAATTACCATTATAGTTTGCTTACTTGAGTAATGTCCTAGATCTGAATTTGCTATACTATAAAGATATAGGTCTTTTTGATGTTTAGTGTCTCCTTGTTGAATGTACGCGTGATCTAGTTGTGCAGTACTCCAAGAAGTAACCTGGTCTCCTCTTTTAACTCTTTCCCTAGAAACTTTACTATCATATACCTTGTTAATAAGTCTAACCTTGAAGCCTTGAAAGAACTTCTCAAACCCTTTATACTTTATATCCTTATCTAAAGGATACGCTGGGGTTATTTGCGATTTATCAATAAGGGTAGATAGTCTACCTAGAGTACTATTACGATTGGTATGTGTTAAAGTAGTTGTACAAGTCTTTATCCACTTAAGGAAGTCTACTTCTTTCAATTCAGCTTCTACAAATGCAGAGGCTATATCTACTACTTCTTTGAAACGATTTACCACAGTATCCCGGGTCTTCTCATTCCAAATAACAGTCTCTCTAGACTGTGTAACATCTATTTCACTTGCTCCTACCTTAATTCCTACATTACCAACTTTGTTTTCTAGTTCTAATTCTAAGAAATCAATGTATCCATAAGTTACACCATCTATTACAATATGAGGTTTAGAGTACTGACGATTTTCTGCCAGGATAATCTTGTCATCTTCATACATAATATCACTAGTAACAGTTTGTTCACTATCCTCCCCCCAGCTGTTAATGTAAAATCTAATACCCTGTAGGTATAGAAGCTGGGATTTAATAGCATCAATATACTGTTGCTTATGGTGTTTCTTGGTCTCTACTCTAATTTCAGTAAAATTCTTCTCTGTAGTCTCTTCATAATAAGCTACGTAATCATTTGCAAAAGTATAACTTTTGTTTTTTACACCTGTTTCCAAATTAATTTTTGGAGTAGCTGAGTCTACTTTGTGCGAGTAAATATCAAAGGTGAATTTCCTTCCATTATGAGATGTGATACATCTAAAAGAATCTACATAGGTAGATAGAGGGGCTTTAGCGCCAATACCAAATTTACCAATGTTGAGCTTAGAGTTTCTCTTAGTAGAGTATCCTAATCTCATGTATCCTTCTAAACGTTTCAACCCTAATCCTACACCTTGGTCCTTAAACGAGATATAGTCTTTACCCTTATCAGTCTCCTTAGAGAAATAGGTTATTACCATATCCGGGTCAGAACTTAACCAGGCAAGGTCATAATAATCTTTATTAAAATTACTATCCTTATACAATGGGTCATCTCTACGAATAAAATAGTCTTCTTCCTTAGCTTTACCTTTTAATATTTCTACAACTGCATCGCGCTCTTTAATTGAGTCCAAGCCATTACAGGCTATCTCACGTACAGTACTTTTAACTGGGTATTTATATTGACTGCTCTGGATATTATCAAAAATCATTGTTAACGCTGATTCTTCTATCTCCTTAGCAAACCCACTTGTCGATTCTATTACTTCATGTTCTAGTATTGCCATTATTAAAAACTAAAATAATCGTTATGAGCCTTAGGCTTTTTGGTTTTATCTTTTTCAATTTGAGCAATAGCAACAAGTTCCATTATATTATTATAATTAGATTGTCTATTCGCTTCCTTTAAAAATATTTCTTTATTTATCGGGATACTTCCAAACATAATAACACTTTTCCACATCATATATTTCCAAGATTGTGCTGCATGATTAAATGTTTGGTCTGCTTTATAGTAAAGAGGAGTTGCTCTAGGATTACCTTTTTTAGTAATAGCTATCACTACACCATAAGTCATTCCTATACAATTCATAAAATCTTTACCAAAACTTTTTCCCCATAAAGGGACTATATCTCCAATTTTAATATCTTTTTCATCATCCATTTTGTTTCTTCTTTTCCATATTCTTTAATAAAATCTGATACGTCTTTACACTCTGATTCTATTGGAATGTAAACTTTATCATAAGGGTATTTATCACCATTATGTTTCATATCATTGTCAAATAGTATTTTAACATTCTTATAATGGGCATTTATCCATTTAAAGTATTGTTTAGGTAGTAGTGTTGTTTCTGATTTAGGACTGATTGCTTCATATCCTAGTTCATATAGCACCATTACATCCTTTAAAGATTTAGTAATGATAAGAGTATCAGATTTCTTCTTTAATTGGAAGAAACCTTCAGCAAGTTTTATTGGGAAGTTATTGACGAATTTGAATTTAGAATTATAAGGACAGTATATCTTATACTTATCACCTATTCGATAAGCAAAAGCTAGCTCTTTGTAACCTACCTGGTTACCATTAATAGTAGCGCCATACAGCTCAGTAACATCAAAGAGACTTAGGGTCTCTTCAGTGATATGGAAGGACGTCCAGAAATCTAGACCTGCTTCAGTGAATTGGTTCTTACTATTAATTTCAATTGTTGCTTCCTCTTTTCTTTCAGGTTTCTTATATGTCAATACTTTCTTAGATGCTGTAAAATTTCCATCTGTAAATCCTAACTTAAAGTCAGAGTCTATCTTGTGCAGGGCATCTGTATGATTTAATCCATACATCTCCATTACAAGTTGAACTATTGTTCCAGATTTATCTAATGCACCATCTTTCCATAAAAACTCTACTCCAGCATCTGGATAGGCATTATAAAAAGAAAAGGAAGGTGAATCATCCACCTCCCTTATAGGGGATGAGTATGTCCCTCTGATATCCGGGTCGAACCCTAGATAATGACAGTACAGGCCATACTCATCTATCCTAGTTAATATACTTGACAACGACAAAGCGAAGTCACTTATATCCATTACTCTGCGCTTAAGTCGGCTGGAGCGTCATCCTCATCTGCATTGAATACTTCAGCAAGAGCTGAGTCGTTAAGACTTACAGCTTTCTTGGCTACTTTATCCTTTGCTGGAGTTGGGTCGTTTTTACCATTAGCAATTTCCCAATTAGACCACTTGATCTTAGAAGCGTCCACTGGAATATCCATTGACTCCACCCATGGTCCAAAATTTGGAAGGGAAGCAAATGAAGATTTCTTAGAACGTCGAGGAAGCTTAACCCTAAATGGGTGCTTCTCGTCTGCTATAAATGGTTTCATCATTTCAAGAAATTGGCCTACAATGTTATTGTAAGCAAGGTCAACGTTAGCTTGATCTGTGAATATGATCTTAGCATTCTCGTTAGTCACTGTGAGCCCCTTGGTAGGGTTAATCTCAGGCTTCTCAAGATATACTTTTAACAATTCTACTAGAACATTTCTAAAGTTGACGATAAGCTTTAACATAGTGCCACCATCTCTCTTTTCACCAAAGTAATCCACACTTTGACCATATACCCGGATATTAACATCTTGGTCAGACGTCAATTCAGCTGTACCAGCTAATGCTGCCATAGCATCATCTTTGCCTTTCTTTAAGAATTCAATTTCCAAAGTACCTTGATCATTAAGGATTGCTTTGCTTATTATCACGTTTTCATGTATTCCTACTTGTAACATATATTAATTAATTTTAAAAATTAGTCTAGTAATTCATTTTCGTCTGCGATGAAACTATCATCTGCTGCTTGAGGCTCTTTTACTGTATCTTCTGTGTTTTCTTCTGTAATCTCATCTTCACCAAGCTTAGATAGAAATTCAGCTGCACTGTCTTCCATACTTTCTTGCTGTTCTTCTTGTTCTACTACCTCAAGAATTTCTTCAGGTTGTACTAATAAAGTTAAAGGCCACATTTCAGTGTCAGTACGTCGTTGATACGTAACATCACCTTTATGTTCTCCTCTGTTTACTCGCTTAGGGAAGTGATAGATATTGTTCTCAGTAGTTAAACCAAAATCACTATTAATCACTAAGTCTACGAAGCGGTTATCTACGAATAGATCAGCTATACCATAAACTTCTTGTAACAAGTCAATCAACCATTTACCAGTAGTACTAGAACCTTGTGTAAGAACACTGGTCTTAGGAGCACCACCTTCAGGGTTGTAACCAACACTACCAAATAAGTCTACCTTAGGCATATCCTTATCTACGAGAGCAACCATCACTAAACGTGGGTTATCTTGTGGATAATTAGGGAAATTAGCAGTATCGATGATATCAAAACCACGACCTACTTCTTCTCCTTTAGCTACATATTCTAAACTGTGGTCCTCGACCAACTGTGATGCAGGGAATATTCTACCATCTGAAAATAATCTCAAATGGGCTCCTTCTGCAGGTGTAGTATCTACTGATGCACTACGTACTCTTGATTCAGTCTTAGTAAGGCTGATATCGTTTAAAAAATCTAAATTCATATTTATAATTTTAATCAATGAAAATATTATTCCAAAATGCTTTAACAGACCCATCTTCTTTCGATTCACCAAGAAGAATACTCTTTCCTCTAAGGTGAATAGGACGAGCACCACAAACGCGCTCATCAGATGAATTAAAATTAGCATATACCTTTTTGTCATCTCGTTGTATGTATGCAATAGCATCCATTTGGCTACATATTATAGACTTCAACTTCCCGGTTAATTGGATATCCTTAGAAGGTGTTTCTTTACCTCCTTTTTCAATCATCTTATCCTGCAAGTGAGCTACAAGTATGAGTCTATCAGTTACTTTATATAAAGCATCTGTTAACTCGAGGAACGCTTGTCTCGCATACAGCCATCCTGCGCCATTAGGTAGTGTTCTTACATCAGTCCCATCAAAGTTAGCTCCCATGGGAGTTGCTTTATACAGTTGTAATGCGCGAACAAGACTTAAATCTTCAAGTACTGTAGTAGAGTCAATCGCTATATACTTATAAGGTACGTGTCCTAGTTCTTTCTTCTTCTTTTGTAACTCTACTATCAACTGAATGAGTTGTTTATAGCTACCTACTTTTACCTTTAATGCTTCAATATGCCTGGCACCATCCTCTAAGTCTATAATTAAACAGTCCTCGAGTAGGGATAATAAGGTAGTTTTACCTGCCTTAGGTTCTGAATACATTAAAAACTTTGCTGGGGACTTTAACTCCACAGGGGTTTTCTCTGTTGGTAATATTAAATCTGGCATATATTATTGTTTAGTTAAACGGGCGTAGTCCTGGCTGGTCATTCTCTCTGGAAACTCTTCAAACATACTAGCACCTCCTATAAATCTAAGAGCTGCACGTTTATTTGTATTTCCATTTCTATTCTTAAGAATGTGCGCGGACACGAACCATGATTTTAATTGTGTTATATCATATACTGATGTACCTACATTTACTGTCTCTACTTGGTATCTTACTGGATCCCATAGACCAACAATTACATTTGCATCCTTCGTAGTACGTTTACTATCTTCAAAGTCTCTAAGCATGGGAGTTTTCTGTCCGTGCCTTTGTCTTTGAATATCGGAGTTATCTGCATTGAATTGCTGGATAATTATAGGAGTGTGTTGACATATATTTCTAAAGGTTAAGGATATCTTAGATATTCTATCAATAGACTGCTTGTATGATTGACCTTGTTCTGTTTCAGCTAAGTTAATTGTGTCAACAATGCCTACAGTTAATAACTGTGGATTGTTTAGAGTATACTCTCCTAACCTAGAGACTGCCATCGAGCCATCATCTTTTGCAAATTTGCCAACCTTTCTATAATGAGTCAGTAAGACATCATGGTAGAAAGTAGGTGTTATCTGATCTGCTACAACTATTAGTTTCTTTTCAAAATCTTCAAAATATTTTCTTTTACTCTCTACTAATTTCAGCTCCTCAGGTGTTAAGTAATAGCCTTTTCTAAAGCCCATTATCTTATCATATGGTATCATCCGTTTGTGATCTTTATAGATTTTCCGGATGATAGCATTAATCATATTCTCTGAGGAAGTAATCTCCATACTAAAATCTATAAATTGTACGTCTAAAACACTGTTATCATTAATCTTCTTATAATAATCGTAAACAGCATACATATGTTGGTCCCGGGCGTATTTAGTCTTACCTACGCCAGTCTCCGCACCAATTAAATAGTACGTAGACCTTCGGGTTCCATATGTATACTCTGTAAGTTTAGGACAGTTCTCCATTGGAACACCAATATTCTTTCCGGACATTCCCTCAGCAATGAGGTCTATCGCTCCATCAAATATTGACATTAATCTTCCCAAATAACTGGTTTAACTTCACGGTTTTCCAGGGCTGTTTCCCATACATTGTTCTCAAAGTAGTGTTTAATGGTTACGGGGTATTCTGTTTCTTTATAATACTTCTTAGTCACTTCGACTAATTCAGCTCTACTTACTTTAGCAAGTACTCTTAAATACATCTTACCAATCTTGTCAGTAACATATTTTACAGTATACTTACCACCTGAAGGGGATATCACTTGAAATGGAATCTCTATATCTACACAGAATTCTTTCAGTGCAGCTTTGGGAGATCCCATGTCTTCAGCGACAGCCTTAAGCTTATCAGTTAAGTAAAATACCCCACTAATACTCTTTATAAGCTTATTTTTCTCCAGGTAATCTATTATTTGTATTTTACTTAATCCTTCCATTATAAAATTCTAAGAAATTGATTTTCAGATTTGAGCACGTAGTCATTGAAAGCATCTTGAAATTCTTGCTTTTTGTATACTACACTAAGCTCTTTAAATGTTTCATCTGATAAATCTATTACATCCTTTACTTTATTTCCAACAGCTTTTGCTACTTCTGCATTTAATACATAATACTTCATAATTCTATTAATTTATAAAAGTTAATACTGTATGCAATAAAGTAATTAAAGAAATACTAAATGCATACACTTCATACCAGTAAACAGGATTAGGCATTGTTTTTCTATATTTAACTGCAATTGCTAATCCCGCAAAAGCTAATACAAGAAGTGCCCAAGTATAAATTAAGCCTATAAATACTATTACACCTATCAGCATTACTGCTGAGGATATATAGTGTACAATTCCAGTAATTTTATCAAGGTACATGGCTGCAGCTCCAGTTAATATGGCGCCTATTCCAGAAGTATATAAAGCCCAGGAATGCTCACTACCATAATAGGCAGCAATCAATATTAAAAGGAGTCCGGATGTAAACATAAGTATACGAAACCAGTATCCTTTTCCTAATTCTCGTAAGGTGTAAAAACTACGTGATATAGAGTGTAAAACCCCATATTTCCACGTTACAATTCCAACATAGCCTACAAAGAGGACTATTAACGCTACTGTCAGGTATAGTATCATTTAAAAAAATTTAGTCACTTGAGTCCCAATTATGGGATACCATTTCAACGGAGCCGTTCTCTAATTTCCAGAGACCTCCTCCCCAACTTGGGGCAAACATTTTATCTACTTCTCTTGCGTCACCTACCAATAATAGAGTATTTAAATCCTCTATATTAGAAGGTTGGTTTGCAAATTGAGATATAGCATAGTATCTGAGTGTGTGTAACTTCAGAGCCTTTTCGATTCTAATAGCAAATGGGAGCTTAAGTTGGAATATACTTTCACCATCTCCATCTGTTAGTTTAAAACTATAGAGGTGCTTAATAATATCCTTCAACTCGGCGTTCTCAGCCTTCAGAGCTACGTGCTCTTCTTCAGCGTCTAAATAGGTTTCATTTGGTGTTATTTCCATTTATTTGGTCCATTTTTCTGTAATATTGGTCTCACTTGTGAGTAAACCAGAAGGAATTACTATTTTTGCAGCGGCTTCCATGATACTTGTCATGTCTCTTTGCCATATACTGGCATAGTCTTTATGACATATAGTATCTATCTGATCATGTACTTGCATAGATAGTTTAACAACATTAGTAAGTTTGTTATGGTTTATGTGCTTTCTTATTTTAACTAATGCTAATTTCGTCATATCTCCCGAACCACCTTGAATAGGCATGTTCTTTGATGCGCGTTCCATTATTCCTAGTTTAAATTTATAGTCACCATCCAAATGCTCTTGTACTAATGCTTTATTCTGTGGTCCTTCCTTGAACCAGCGACGTCTAAAGTATGGAGAAGGAGTCATAATATACCCTTTAACCATTCCAAATGCACCTAATTGCGTTAATGTATGTTCTAATTTAGGAAATACTTCAAAGTAAGTCTTCACAATTGCTTCAGCTTCTTCAATAGATATCTGCATAACAGTAGCTATTTTATGAGCTGACGCACCATAAGCAAGACCAAAGTTAATAGTCTTGATAGTAGTTCTCATGACACCATGGGCATCACACTTACATTTTTGCTTATTCTCCATATATTTACACCCGGGTTCAGCTGCATCCTTCCATTTATCTGCAAATACTAAATCTGCACATATACTGTGAAGGTCTTCACCACGTTTCAATGCGTCTAACCATACTTTTTCTTTAGATATAGTAGCTATAACTACTAACTCTTGCGAGTTAAAGTCACTACTAACATATACCCAGTCTTTAGGTGCTATAAAACAATTACGATACCGGTTACCTACTAATTTGTAAGCTGGTATCTGTTGCATATTAGGACTGGCACTACTAACGCGTCCTGTGCTTACTATTTGATTGAAATTAGTACGTACATATCCATCACTATCCACTTTTGTTTCGATAAACGCTTCACCAAACGATGTAGTAAGCTTTAGAACACGGATGTATTCTTTATATATATCCACAAGTGGGTGGTGTGCAGTAGTTAGCGCATCTTTAGATGTACTCTCTAAGCCAGGTAATATAGTTCTAAATAGCTGTAATCGTTGAGCAGGTGAACCCCAATTAATTGTGAGCGTACCAGCTTCAATCAAGAAAGCATTATCTATAAGGAATTGCCTATGGTTAATTAATAGGTCATCTTCAAGGAATTCATACTCTTGTTCTAAGTATTCCAAAAGATTCTCTATTTTATTCGCACTAGCATACTTTTTAATGGTCACCTTGGTCACTCCTTCCATTTCTGGATATAAGTGTCCAAAGACTAGCTTGCGTTGCTTAGGGCTCCTCCAATTGATTGTAAGTTTGTCATCTGGACTATAGAAATTCAACCTGGTTACTTCAGCAACTAGGTGTTCTTTTATATAATTACTAAGCTTTATATACAAGGTATTTACAATATCCTGGGCCCATGTGTAATTAGCTCTCCATGCTTCTTGATCTAAGAGCATGCCATTGACACTAATATCACCAAAGGCTAATACTGCTTCATTTTCAAGGTCTGCAACCTTCATCAAGTTATACTTCTTAAGCTTAACACGTTGTACTGTGTTAATACTTTCGAGATATAGTACATCTTGAGCAGCATATTCTATTTGTTCATCGCTAAGATATGTTACATCAAAGGATTTCTGTAGTTCTTTACGGAGTTCTACACCTATATAGTCCTTAACCAAACGTGCAAGACCAAAGAAGCCTTTCATTTGTTCTAGACCAGTATATAGTATCTTTTCTTGTAACATGGTACATACTACGTTCTCGAGTGTGATACCAAACCACTTAAGTATAGTATACTCAAACATTGCGTTATGAATATACTTTACTTTAGTAGTATCTTCAAGCATAAATTTTATAACTCTTACTGCATCCTTAGTTAGGTAGTCCCATTGGATAACCCATTGTACTTCGCTATTGCCAAATTGAATTACCTTAAGTTTCCTTTCAGGTAGCTCATCTGTTACATTAGTCTCTATATCTAATTGATACTCTGTTTGCATGCGCTCCCAGGATATAAAATCACTAAAGTCAGCACACTCGTAGTTCGTACGGTCAGTATGACCTATAAAGTTTATGCTTTTAATCATTTGCTTATTTCTTTTTTCTCTGGTTCAGGTGCATCACTTTCGCATGCAATTGACATAAGAGACATAACTATCAATGCTATACCAATATATTTAATTAAGTTTTTCATGTTTTTAATTCTTTAACTATTCGTTCATTGGGGTGCCCCCAAGTATTAAATATAAATTCTTGTGCTTCATGTACTGAATTCCAGTATATTATATGATCGAGTTCTCCCCAACCATCTATAGCTACATCAGGTTCTGTATAATCACTCCAGAAGATCCATAGTGCACGTAGCTGAATTTTAAAACGTATGTTATGTCCGTGTGTTACTTGTACTATTCTAAAATTCATTTGATTTCGTTTTCAATATGTAACTTAACAACATTACATTTATAGTAACGTTTTCTACCGGTGACATATTTAGTATTAGGGTGTACTTCATACTCCCAGGCTATACTATCTAGTTCTTGAAAGAGTTCGTGTCTTATACTTACTCTCAATGTCTTTAATCTTTCACTACTATCATGCAGCATATATGTTTGCATTATAACTGCTAGCATGAGTACTATAACTAGCTTTAATATAAAGCCAGGGTCTTGTGATATATACTTCTTCATAGTTTCTAAGTTTAAATAAATCCCCTGTCCTATACCAGGGGATTAATATTATTAAAGTACTTGTTCTACTTTCACTCCTTCTTCTTCTGCGCTTTCTTCTACTGTTTCAGTAGCTGCAACTTCACCAGTTTCAATGGTTTCAGCAGCATATCCCCAGTATGTGAAGTATTTCTCGTCAGCACCAGGTGCATCAGCTTTGAATTTACCACGACCTTCAAACTCACGTCTTGTAAGTTCTGCAAATGCATCAGTGTCATCAGTATTACCAATAACTACATGCGTTGCAGATGTCGCCATACGAGTTACAACACCCTTAGGGTCTGTAATAGGATATGGAAGTAAACCACCTTGGGTTACAATGTCACCAGCGATAAACTCACCAAGTTTTGCATCATGTGCAAATTCTGGTCGATTATCAGGTAAATAAGACTTAGGGTACTTAGTTACGTTCTGAACCTTAGGCTCAATACGTAATTTCTGACCACCTTGGTTGATAAAATTTGGAGTTGACAACTTAATTTTGTTGTATACGTTGTCACGCTTGTCTAAAAGACCAGCTTCGACTGCTATTACTTCTAATGTTCTCATAATATTACTATTATTTTTGTGTTTAAATGTTTATTTTACTATTACTGGAGTCAAGGAACCTTCCTTGCAGATATTCTCTCGTAGATATTCTATCCACTTCTCAGTCACATCTATAGGTCTGGGATTGGTAGCGTTAAATATATTTACGAGTTCATCATTTATTCTCCACTCTATTTTATAGAGCTTACTTAGGGTCAACATATAATGTGACCTTATCTAAATTACCTTCATAACATCGAGGTAAAGGTTTATCAGCGACAAAGAATACTTTCCTGTCTCTTCTGAATAATATTTTACCTTCTTCAGTTAATAACTCCATGGTTAAACCATCAAGTTTGGTAGTTTTCTTTATTGGATCAATTAACTTTCTCCAAGCTTGTACTACTCTCGCTTTACCATAGCGACGATGTATTACTAATCTTCCTATACCACTCATATAACTCTGATATACAGTATTTGATTCTTTAAATCTGAATCAGGACGCTCTCCCCTAGCAACTGCAGCTAAGGCATCTTGATTGGGCGGAATAGGGCCACAAACCTCTTGTATCATCTTACGGTCTGTTTGATTTCCTTCACGAGTACGTAAGCATTTACTATAAATAGCTTTTACTTTCTGTACTTCTCCTTTAAAAGCACCTACAAAAAAATTCTTCTCTTTCGGCGTATAGATGCTTTTCTTGTTTACTTTACCTATCATTGTTTCCAAATATAAACAGATGCTGGTAGGGTTAAACCTACAAATAATCCAAAACCTAACAACATAGTTGGTCCTGGTGCTTGTACGTATGAGATAAGACACAAGGCATAAAATATTATTAAACACACTTTAGCTGCTAATTTCATAGTATTTGGGTTAAGGTAAATATAAAGGCTAAAACTGTAGCGATTGGCCACCAAAGTGGCATTGTAGGTTGAATTATACGATCTAATAAGGGTAACTTATTCATATCAATATATAATTTACTCTGTAAAATGCTAGTATTAATAATGAAATAGCAATGACCAGCATAAGCACGGCTATCCATATAAGGGTATTAAACTTATAATTCTTTATTTTGAAGGTTTTCGTAATATTTTTCATATCTCTTTTCAAATTCTAGTTCTGAATCAAAATCCATTTCACGGTCTGCACCGGATTCAGCTAACTCAATGTTAATTTCATCCTCATACATACCATACCAGTCTTCAAATGATAATATCCTCATACTTGTCGGTTTAGTAATAATAATAAACTACGGCTTACCCCTTGTGTAAATGGTTCAAACCAATTACCTTTGAGGCAAGTCGTAGACTTAAAAAACAAGGAGCTATCTTTCGCTTTATACTAGTCGCTCAGCTTAGTATCTTCTATGCATAATTACCTTTACTTTAACCTTGTTCTCAGGTATAAAAGGTATTGCATCCGGGTTTAATCTATAACGGTTCTTCGGTGCACTCTGTGCAATCTCTTTATCCGTTAACTTCTTTCTCCTACTAAATTTCTTCTTAAACTCTAATGCACGCTTTGTGAAATAGAGTTCAACAAATAGTTTAGTGGGTGCTGTCATCACAATCTGCTTTCTTAAAAGAGGCTTGCGTGATTTTCTTAGTTTACTCTTAGGCATTATGATTAATTTTATGTAAAACAAATGTACACATGGGTGTCCCTTTTTCTCCTTTATATTCAATTCTATCAGCTATAACATAACCATGAGTATTAAATATACGTACATAATATGCACCTCTACCCAATTCTTTAAGTAGATGTAGAGAATAATGGTCTCTCCTCATTACTAGAGTAATACCTATGACCTGAGCCCTGGTGTTTACTAATGTAGTAATGATATCAGCAGATAATGCTGAACAAAAATCTAAGTATGCAAAATTTACATACTTGCGATAACCTCTGAAATAGTCAACAGTGGAACCATAAAAGTTATTGAGGCCTTTGATGTCTTTACAGATCTTCTTCTGTTCATCATAAACACTCTTGATACACTCTATGGTCTTAACATTCCAATCTTTCTTTAATAAAGCATATTCTAATTCAAAGTTTAAGCAGGGTAATGTTACTGCTTTACCTGGAATTTTAGGAATATGTTTTAATAACATACTTCTCACTCGGCCCTTGGCTTCATGATTAGAATATTTAGGGTCATACATTGTTTTCAGGGGGCTTCTTATAAGGAATACGATTACTTCTTCGAGCAATAGCAGCTGCATTTATGGCTGCATATTCTTTCTGAATCTCTACATTAGCAAGAGCTAATTCTTTAACCCAGTCCGTCTTAGGATGTGAGTTTAAGTGTATTAATTCCCCGGATTCATCAATTACTTGAACACCACCAATCGGATGGTTTTCAAATGTACTGTCTGCCCACGCTTGTAGTTTACAAACTTTGGCTCTTTTTCTCCAATTCATTGGATATAATTTAAGTGAAACATTTATTTAGTAAAAGAATCAGATAGAGGCTATTGGGGCCTACTTCCGGAGCCAATATTCACTGTTTTATCTCTCAGTTCCCAATCTTATGGCATTCCATCAACAGAGGCTTTTGCGCGTGTCTGATTCTTTAGTGGAGATGCAGGGAGTCGAACCCTGGTCCACAATGTATTAAATACACATGATATACAAGTTTGTAGGGCCAGCTCAACTGCTGACGGTCCACCACTTAGTCTTTTTATGAACTAAGAAACACTCTCTAGTTGTTATCGTATATAAATATACAGTGAGATGCAGAGTATTCTCGTACACGCTATTCTGTTTCTAGGTTAACGTAGAACCCAAGCACTCATGAAACCTAATTACTATTAAGCTGCAATACGCATCTCATACTGAGCTACAGGTGCAATAGAAATAACTTTCGTTTCTCCATTTATTAAAGTGATACGTTTTTAATGTGTCTCATATCATCACATACTTGCATGTAGTACTGAATATCATCATGTCAAATCCAGTCATCCCCAAAAGGTTTACAAAGATACTACTTTAGTCTTTGTATAAACACCTTTCGTGTTAATTAAATGACCCTTCTTAACCCAACTAGCTAATGACCCAGCTATTTGCATTGTTGTAAGGCCTAATCTATTCTTTGCAGCAAGAGCTACTAAGAATGGTTTATCAAATTTATCTGGTAACCACTCAAATGGTAATGTATCAGGTGAACCAGGTGCTTTAAAAGCTTGAGCTTCAATTGATGTTACTTCTCTTGTATTTGCATCAACTACCTTTACTTGTTTACCAGTGATAACTACTTTAAATCTATCAGCTTTGATAGTAATCGGTTGTGAATTAATTTCTAATTGTAACATAAGGTTTAAGTTTAAATAATAAATGTAGGAGCCCAACAGCTGTTCCTACTCACCCAGTTCTCAACTGTACCATAAGCAACTCTAGTCCTCACGGACATTGCAAGACGGTTGGGTTTATATGAAGAGTAGCGCACTGCTACATTAAGTCGGCCCTGCCTCATGTTATGTGCTTAAACATCGAGAGACCTCATCACTATATCTTCATTTTAGGGTGCTGTAGGACATTATTTGCATGAGAATGTCAATTCTCCCGCACTTGTACGGTTATTTATTTTCTACAGCATTTCTTACGGGCTCATGTCGAGTCCTAGAGGTTCTTTTACCTCCTTGTGTCTCAATGTACACAACTTGATTCATCTTCTTCCCGTGTTGCTTACGTTTCCAGGGAGTGATTACTTGTCTCTCTAATACTACCTTAGTCATTTCTAAAGCATTTAAGACCATTCTTAATCTTACGAACCCTTGTACGTGGTATATTATTACCAACGTGATGAGGATTCTTACGACGTTTACTAGTTTTCTTAGTTTTCACTGTATTACAATTTAAGTTGAACAAATATTAATATCCTGTATACTGATTAGTATACTGTTTAATTAATTTCTTAAGCCATCTAACTCGAGGCTTAATAAGATATGGTTTGTAAAGAAATACACCAGTTGTAGTGATGTTCATCTCAATGTCACCATCAAAACTCTTGGGTGAATAGGTTATAAACTTATTATTAAGTCTATTTTGAATAAGAGTAAATAACATACTAGCTTGCATATCATTAATCTTACCTTCCCTTTTCATAGCATACACAGCAGTACATAGACCATCATATTTAGTTGGTCGTATACTAGGATGTGTAAACTCTTGTAATAGTAATTCTAGTAATCTTCTCATGGTCATATTAGCTTGATTTAGTTTGTACATTGATTTAAATGACATCCCCAAGTATTTTTACTCGGCTGTCCAAGTGCACTTGCGCTAAGACTGTGTTCTACTTGAGGATATTGTGCTGTATGGAGAGTCGAACTCCTAATATAGTATTCTAACTACATTATGCCCAAATTACAGCGGTGATTAAGTTACAAGCTGAGAATGTGACTTGTATGTTATGATTATCTACCTTTTCAAGTATAATTCACACTTAGGTTTAACTAAGTACATAACATAGAGAGTTGATTACAACCATTTACTACTACTATTCATATAAACTTCAATTTCTGCAACCATCCTTGGAAGGACTCGCAGTGTTCCCACACTACTAGGTTAAACATACTTTATTCATTTCATCAAAGCTCCTTGCGGGTGCTAAGACAACTGTATCTTACAACAGTATAACTCTATTGTTGAATAATAGTCTACAGGCGTTGGGCTTTTCGAGTTTAAGATGAGCTTATTCAGCTTCTTTCTTTTAGCGAAATATAGTGAGATACAAGACGTCGACTGTAGTCTACATGCATGCTACTCTTGCGAGCAGTTTAGCTTGTTACGCCTTGTTGTAAGTTATCAGCTTACGGTGGATTAAGATGCTACTACAAGAGCACACCCTAATTACTGACCACAACACTAATAGATTGATATTCTATTTTGCATCGTACCCTACACAGTTCCCTATTGCTATTTCTAGCTCAACTCCAGTCACCACTGGAATATACTCTCAGGTATTAACCCATTGAATATGTTATATGCATGCTTACATGGATTGGTATCAGTCCTGACACCAACGCTCGTCACCTTATTTCGAAGAATGACTTACTTTATACTCATCACTGAGTTTATCCTAAGGCTATAAGCAACCTTTTCTTAAATGCTTGGGAGCATAGTGTACACTACCTCCCTCGACCCTCCAGCGTAACCTGTACAAGCTATCTAGATAGGATTTCGGTCTTAAATATCTTAAGTTAATATATCTTACAGACAATTTGAGTTCTTGCCTATTATACTTTCAGTTACAGGTGAAACCCTGCATCTCAATACTTTCCATAGCTACATACTATCCAACATGTATCGCCACCTATAGCAGGTAGACGTAGGTTTCGAACCTATACGTAGAAGATATATTAACTCTCAATTACTCTTAGTGAGTAATGAGTTTAATGCTTAGGTAAGTATCTGGTGCGCTAGATGTCTTAGTAGGGCGTATTCCCATACCTTATACTTACCATTGTTACTCTTTAGTTGTACATAAGTCGTAACATCTTACGTTAGCACATTGCTTTTGTGTCCGGGTCTAGTGCTATCACAGGACTGCAGTTTTTAATCTCACGGCCAGAAATAGAGGCACGTTACCTCTACCAACAGACAATGGTGCTCCACAACCTAATCAACACTCTTCAGTGTCTTTTGAATGCTTCTATGCTACCAATGAATATTCCTACTGCTCGTACAGAGCGTTCCGTAGGTCCAACCTAGTATCTATACAAAATGAGGGACTGAACCATGTTCTTCCAGGTAGTCACTTATCATCTTGTCGGCTCTCTCTTGTAGTATGATGTCTACATCCTTTACTACTTTGAGTATCACACGATCCATAACCTTATCAGGACACTTACCACTATTTATGGTAGCTGTCCTAATATGGTCAAGTTCGGAATTAGTAAATTGTTCTAAGAATCTCTTCACCTTCTTGTTCTTCTAAAGGTGCTTATTCTTGTAATTAATACAGAGTCTTGTACAAGTTTCATATTACCAGCTAAGGTAATAAGTGTTGTATCTGACTCATAGTACTGTAATATGCCTAAACGTTGTTCATAGTCTATTACAGTATGAAATGCTACTTTAAGTAGCACTACGGGTTCTTTGGCTTTATATTTAGCCACTCTCTCACTCTTGGATGTACAAGCAGATGCTAATGCAAGAGTAAGGATTAATATTACTAAAGTATTTCTCATAGTTTACTTTATAAACACTATCCAACATGAAAGTAATATAGATGTAACAGTAATACTAATGAAGACTGTTTGTACTAACCACAATAATGCAGGTGTATTAATAATATGTTCAAGGATTCTATCTATCATAATAGTTGTGGTGTAATTACTTTATCAAATTGTTCTTGAAGAGTTATATGAGTTACCTCATAAGCTGTCTCCTTGTAATGCTCTTTAATTAGCATGTCTAACTGACCAAGTGTATAGGCCAATAATAGTAGATGCTCAGTTGTTATACTACGTTCTACTGTTACGAAGTATATCTTTATTTTAGTATTCTTATTCATCTTTACGAAGTACTATTTGATTAAATAACTACTCAGACTTTCTGAATAGTAAATGTCTTTTGAGGCTATAGTATACTTACTACTTATAAGTAGTATAATAGAGAAAGTAGAGAAAGTATATAGTTTTACTGTGAGTCCTTCTCTCTCTCTAAGAGTTTATAGTCAAATAGTAAGTGTAAAGCTATGATGCCTCGCTATCACCTGAGAGGATATACCTGCTGCAACCATTAGCTTTACTTCTTCTTACTATTAATACCTATAGTCGTTACTCATACGCCATAGGTTATATATCTTGAGTTCTCTTCTGTCGTACTGTATTGGCATAGGACTTAGAAAAGAATTGAAATTCGCTATATACGAACATGGACAGTTCTAACAAGTGGCACACGAAGTCCACTTGCGTCTGAGACTGTAGAGGTTAGTCCACAATCATGAGCCCAGTTCGTGCATCGAACCATCGCCCATCGATTAATACCTTTCTCATAGTGATGAGGTTAGGGTGAAGAGGTGCACACTACTTCATCTGGTGAGTGTGCTTAACCAGTTGGTACATCAGGCTACAGAGTGAACTGTAGTGTAGCGCCTGTACCAGCGTTACAAAGGACTGCAGTACCGTCTTCGAAGACAGCAAACTGGGCCTCCTTAGTCTTATCGTAAGACTTGGAAACAGGTCCTTGCTCAGCACCACAGCTCCAGAAATCTCCTTTGCCTGCGTTGAGTACTCTTATTTCGTCAGAGTCAGCACGTCCCTTTAATTCACTTACTGTAAGCGAATAAGAAATCTTAGACTTTGTGTCTGCCATTCTTAGGATTGCAGTTGGATTAACCCGACGGGGGTACCCAAGACTGCGAAATTAAGAGGGGGAGATTCGCTATATCACACCTACGCTTATACTCAGACAAACAATTTTCTAAAAATATTTTAAAAATTTTACACGGTAGACTAATAAGGGTACAACACGGTAGACTAATTATGGTACGTAGTAAGGAAGTCAGGTTAAACCTGATCTACCTACTAAGAAACGCCAGGGGGTACTGGCTTTAGGGTGTAGGAGATATCATGCATAAGGTATGAATCCGGGACTGTTTTGTATGATGTAGACGACATTCATGTCGCACATATTGTAATAATTTGAGCACAATACCGGTACAAGGTACTAATCTCTAAAAAGTACTAATAGAAATAAATGTCACAAATCCAGGTGTTAATAGAAGAAATTCCCTTTAACTGTCACAAATCTACTAGTTAGTAGAAGATTTTGTCACAACTTGGACAGTAACTAGGACACAGTGTCCAAGTACTTTATACATATATGTATATAAAAAATGTACTAAAGTATACATTTATGTATAATAAGTACGTACGTGTATAAAGTCAACCTATATAGATACTAATTTCTAAAAGTCAACCTATGTGCTGACAAAAGCCCGGGAGTTGTCAGGGTAAGGCCTGCCTACTAAGTTTCAAGCAAATTGCGAGCGGTCCCATTCAATTACAAAGGACTCTAACCTCAACCGGGCATGCAAAGTTACTACACCTTAAAGGATAAATATACGATTAAGTGAAAATAATTTAACAATAGTTTGGTAAGTTAATATAATGTATTAACTTTGTAGTACAATATATTATACTTCAACTAATAACAACAACAAAAGATGGAAATTACAATTAAAACAAAAGTTGGGACTGTAGTATTTGACAATCTCGAACCCGGGATGTCAATGGATATCAGCATAAACCCTGGGCATCCTGTTAAGAAGGCTCGAGTTTCTGTGAGTCTTTATGGCTTCAGGTCTATTCAAGATGATCATTTTAGTGGAGGTACCGTTTCAGGTCACCGTTCTTTAGTAGATGATATGGTAAGAGTAGGCGTAGATATTGAGTATGAAACCTCTAAAGATCATGTTTACCTGTCAGACCAGGAGGTGCCTATTAAGACTAAGAAGACTAAGTTCATAGACCTATCAACTTACAAAGTAAGCAAATGATCCAGAGCTTCAACATTGACGGGAAACAGCATTACTCTGTAGAGTCCGTTGCCAAAATGATTCAAGAATACATATATCGCCTTAAGGGGGTGGTAGTTACTATTAGGTTAAAGAGAGAACCTAAGGGATACAGTGTTTTTCCTGGAGATGTTGAGCTCTTTAACTTAGCAGCTACCTACGCTATAGCAGCGTGGGAAGGAGGCTACAAACGGAAGAGATAATGGTATTTAGACAACAAAGAAACTTTCAATTCGAAATTCAGAATGTACCTATCTATGATAATAGTGTAACACTGTATACTAATCATATTGTAGAGTCTTTACCAGAACCGCATATAGGTACTGGAGACTTCAAGTTCTACTACACCTTTACAGCTGACGTTAATGGAGAGTTAAATATTCCTTTTGGTTCTAGAGATGAAGGGCATCTGTTTCTATTAGATGTTAGAGCTAGGGACTATGATCCGTATAAGTATGAGCATACTTTCATAAATATGAATATGAGAACATTCCTGGATATGAAGTTATCTACTAGTACTGATAAGGATCTTGAGCAGTTAGAGCATGTAGAGGATACCGGGATGACCTGGGTAGAAGAAATAGAAAAAGAATTAGTATTATGAGTAAGTTAATCAATTGGGACAAAACGTTCCCTGAGTTAGATAAGATGTCAGTGATGAAAGTATTCATAGCTATAGTAGCTTCCTGTACTGATGAGTATCTTTGGTATTCTAATAAAGAAACTATTGCTTCTATAGCCTGGAGGTGGCAGATAGCTGTATCCACAGTTAAAGCAGCCCTTGCCATACTTGAAGAGAAATTATTTTTAACCCGAAAGTCAAGAGGGGTTTACACAGTTAATAAAGAATACTTAGTATGATTAAGTTTACAGTAGACGACCATAAGTATACTAATAAGGAAGGTAGCATCTATACCTCTGTTACTACCGTTATTAAAGAGTATAAGTCTTTCGATAAGGTTGCAGTGGCAAAGAAGTATGCAGTTAAGCATCCTGAGAAGTCAGCCGCAGGTTGGATTAAGGAGTGGGAGAGAATTGGACAGGAGGCTGCAGAGTATGGAACTAAGGTTCATAAGGAGGAAGAGGATAAGCTGAGAGCTAACCCTATGTTTCAAGAGGGTAGTTATCAGGTAGACGTTAATACTATTAGGTCATTGGACAGTATAAGTAAGCTACCGAACGGAGAGTACCCCGAGTTACTCATATGGAGTAACAAGTATATGATAGCAGGCCAGGTAGATAAAGTGACTATAACCGATGGAACCGTTGACATCACTGATTATAAAACGTATAAGAAAGGTGTTGATCTTAAATCATTCTACAACCCACGCAAAGGTGGCTGGCAGATGATGAAGAGTCCATTGCACAGTCTACAGGATTGTAACTACAACCACGCAGGAATACAACTAGGTCTTTATGCTTTAATGCTGGAAGAACTAGGTTATACTATAGGAACCTTAACTATGGTTCACATAGATAGAGAAGGTGTCAAAGTACCATATAATGTACCTTACACTAAGTTTAAAATGTTTGTTAATTTTATGTTACTTAACTTTATGAAAGATGGAAAAGTATAGATTTGTTTACATTACCGGTACAGCCCTTAAGTTTAAAATGGGGAAAGAGAATACTGGTACAAGAGAGATACACGCAGTGAACGTGATATTCGATCCTAACGCTAATTACGAATACGATGAGCGTCTAGATTGTCAAATAGAGTCTCAAGAAGAGATGGACAATATTAAAAGTTTTGTTGCACATACTGGACAATTTACAAGATGGGAGTAAGTATTAGAATATGTTCTGAGAACAAAGTCGAAATGAGAGCCTTGAAAGCGAAGGCTAAACGAATATTAAAGTTTCATGAGCAGTTTCCTGACATGAGTGCTGAAAGAAGAATGCTCTTTACCGTTCGTTTGAACGAAATGATGGAGAGAGTTGAAATGCTCAAAAGAGATAAAAACGCCAATGTGCGTACTAAAACATTTGAAAAGGATAGGGATGCTGATTATCAGTTCACCTATGTACTAAAAAAGAAAAACGTTAAAAATAGAAAATTATGATAACAAAAGAAGAGTTAGATCAAACCATTGAGAGTTTATCTAAAGTTGAAACTATGGAATACTTCATTCTTGTATTAGCTCCTATACCTTCTGAGACAACAGAATCTGGTATTATTAAAGGGGATGCTGTTATGGAAGATGAAAAAGATAAATTAGAATCTTTCATGTATGTAGTTAAAGTAGGTTTAAAAGATGGTCCTATACAACCTCGTGATAAAGTATTCACACAAGGAGAAGTGTTAACCTTTACGGATAAAAGTAATGTAGAGGAACTTGATATTGCTCCGGAAGGGTATGGTATTGGGTTAATTGCAGTACCTTCTGTAAAATTATATATCAAAGCGTAATGGAAGATTTAATATTCACATGTATCGAAATAAAGCAAGGAATGGCTGGTACTAAAGTTATTTTTTCTTTAGAGAGATTTGAAAATAAAAAGAACCCAGCCTTTGCAGGAGGATTACCTTTTGGACAATTAGAAATTGCTTATGTACCTAGTATGAAGTACGAGATAGGAAAAAAATATAAAGTAAACATAAAATAATGGAAATAGTAAAAGTAAATACAGCCAAGCTAGGACTTAGTAGGGCCTACCTAATCCTCTTTAATGGAAGCTTGAAGCTCACAGAAAGAGAACTGGATTTACTTTCTTTGCTACTTGATAGGTACACACAGTTTAAAAAGGAGGGGTTAATCGAACCTTTCCTTTCTAAATTTGTATTTTCAACAGAGACTAAAAAGGATGTTCAGAAAAGTATGGACATTAATGCACAATACTTTCAGAATATCATTTCTGGTTTAGTGAAGAAAGGATGTCTTAAATCTCTAGGTAGTGGTTTGTACTTAATCAATGCCAGTTTAATACCTAGAAAACAAATAGGTTTCAGCTTTGGATAATCTAGAAAAAATATACCAGGAGGTCGCAACAGAAATGGGGCTTAGTAAGAAGGACGTACGTTCTATCGCTGAGTCCCAATTTGTGTTTGTGGCTGACACGATGCGAGAAAAGGAATTAAAAGATGTACGTCTGCAATTCTTTGGTTTATTTAAAGTTAAACCCGGGAGATTACAGCACCTCTCTAAGAACAGTAAAGAAATAATTAAAAGTAAAACAAATGAGTTTGATAAAATCCTTTGATACAGATGAGAACTTTTGGGTAGCTAATCCACAGTTCAAGAACATTCAGCCTTTCAAGGGGCTACATAATTCTGATAAGTCACGAAACAAGGCTACTTCATCTAAGACAATGTGGTATGTGGCCCAGGTAGTTGATACCAGTAAAGACAACATATTTCGTAACGTTCCGTATGATGAAAGGATATCTTTGTTGTCTATAGATTTCATGAATGACGCTGATTTCTATGATAAGAATGAGGACTTACTAGAGAAACTAATTAAAACATATCACCTATTACATACTACACCTGCATTAAAAGCAATGGAAGAATGGGATGAAAAAATGGTTCAAAGAGCTAAATTCATTAAGACTACTGCTTATACAATGGATAAATATGAAATGGATCCTGCTAAAGGAACCATGGTGAAGATACCCGGGAATGCCAAAGTCTTGGATGATATGATGAAAAATACCGCAGCAATCTATAATATGTATCACCAGATTATGAAGTCTCTTGCAGAAGAGGATGAAGATCAACAAGTTAAAGGTGGACAAACACTAAGCTTATCTGACCAAGGAGATATTTAATGGTAGGCTACGGAACTTATAAGAAAACAATAATACCATCTATGAACCCTTATTCAAGGGAGTATAAAGAATTCTGGAAAGGTGAGAAGAAGAAATGTGTTGATGGAGTTTGGATGGAAGGTAAATACATGCCTGGTATCTTATACTTTTTCGTAAATTTTTGGACTATAGAATTAAATAAGAATCCTACATCTAAGGTGAAGACCTTAGGACAACCTTTCTTGAGAGATTTGGAGTGGGAACGTGCTTACTATACAATTGAAGCTAGGGGATTCTCTGGCTTTATGGATGATCCTGATGTGACTTGTCATAGAGGAGCAACCGCAGACTACAGCGAAGATGAATGGAATGTCTTACCAAAATCTTGTTATAAGGAGGATGGTAAGACACTCAAGCGTTTCGTAGAACCTCGAGAATATTTATTTACAATACATACTAAGAATCTAGGAGATCCATTATTCGAAAACGAGGCCATGAATGTTATTGACATTGAGGCTCGTGGTGGTGGTAAATCTTTCTGGATGAGTGTAACTGTAGCTCATAATTTCCTTATGGATGGAGCTACTAATTATGATGAGTATTTAGAGGGCAAAGAAAAGGAAGAACCCTTCACTTCTGAGACCTTAGTAGGTGCGATTGATAGTTTCTATTCAAATACTTTATTGCACAAGGTACGCCTCGGCTTAAACAACCTGAGAGGCAGTATGACGTATGCGAGAAAGAATCATCCGTCACCTTTATCTAAGGCTTTCTCTGGGTCCTGGACTTCAGGTAAATTTGTTGAGGCTATGGTTGATGTAAAGACCGGTGGTAACTGGGAGAGGAAAGGATCTGGATCTAAGATACAACACAGATCATTCAAAGATAATCCTTACGCTGGTAATGGTACTCGCCCGGGATGGTCATGTTTTGAGGAGATTGGTTTCTTTGATAACCTTATTGAGGCGCTAGGTCAGATGAAGGAAGCGACAGCTGATGGAGCAGTTAAGTTTGGGTCCATTTGGATGTCAGGTACAGGTGGTGACATGGTTGGTGGAGCTACAGAAGCTGCAAAAGAAGTGTTCTATAATCCTGAAAAATACGATTGTATTGCCTTCGATGACGAATATGAGAACAATCCTTTTAAGATTGGAATGTTTATGCCGGCCTGGAAAACACTTAACCAATTTAAGGATGATAAAGGTTATACAGTAAGGGAACCTGCTGTGAAATTCCTAGAGAAGGCCAGGGATAAGGCCGCTCAGGGTAAGGATAAACAATCACATAATGACGAACTTCAACAGCGTCCTATTGTACCTAGTGAAGCATTCTTGCTAACAACTGGAAACATCTTCCCTATTGGAGATCTAATCGATCATTTAGCTTGGTTAGAAACTTGTACAGATGGAGATGTTATAGGTCAAGCTGGTAGAATGGTAGTTGTACGAGAAGAGGTGGTCGAAGGTGAAGAACCTAAAGAAGAGAAGTTCGAGTTTAAGCCTTACTTAAAGAAAACTGATCCTGTTCCTTGCGACTATCCTGTTAAGAAAGGTACTGTATCTACTGGAGCTATCCAGATCTGGGAGCATCCAGACCCTAATGCAGCCTATGGTTGGTACATTGCTGGTAATGACCCTTACGATTTAGATGAAGCTCCCAACAGTTCTTCACTAGGTTCTCTTATTTTAATGAAGAGAGCTACTGTAGGTTCTGGTAATCACGACAAAATAGTTGCTGAATATACAGCTAGACCTGATTCTGCTAAGGAATATTATGAGCAAGCCAGGAGACTTCTTATATACTATGGAGCTCTTTGTTTGTATGAAAATGAAAAAATTGGGATCAAGACTTACTTTGAACAAAAACATTCACTATATTTGCTAGCTTATACACCTACTGTTCTTAAGTCTAACCAGTCTTCTAAAGTTAGTAGGGTATATGGGCAGAACATGCATAAGACTATTTCAAAAGATGGTAAGAGCAAGGGCCCTAAAGCTGAACTTGAAGTTTACTTACGAGATTGGTTACAGGAAAGTGTTGGAGACGGGAAGATGCAACTACATTATATCTACTCTAAACCAATTGTTAAGGAGCTTATCTCTTATAATGATGTAGGTAACTACGATAGAATTATAGCTTTAATGCTAGCAGTAGCACAAAGAGAACAAATGTACAATGTAGCAATTGAAAAGAAAGTAGAAATAGAAAGAGACCCTTACTTTGATAGAGGATTTTTCCAATAACAAATATAACTAAATGGCATACTCCGTAACAGACAACCCTTACAGTCACAGTCTTCCACCACAGAAACTCGCAACCGCACGCAAAGGAGAGAAGTGGAAAAAAGATTCTGTAGACGCTATAGTTAACTTATCTTCACAGACCACTAATAACAACAGGTCTAGTAAGTTTAACAAGCAAACTAACTACAACCTTTACAACTCTATCTTCAATGAGAGTGACTTCAATTACATACTAAACCCTATGGGTCTTAAAGGTAACTTTGCTAAAGTTGCTACTAAAATGAAGGCCTATAATATCATTAGACCTAAAATAGAATTACTTAAAGGAGAGGAAATGCAAAGACCATTTTCTTTTCGCGTTAGGGCTACTAGTGGTGAGGTAGTATCACAAAAGCAAGACGAGAAGCGTAAAGCTATCCTGGAACATTTACAAGCTAGGTTAATTCAGAATCAAGGACAAGAAGGTGAAGAAGCACAGCCTTTGGATAGTATCCAGAAATACTTTAAATCACAATACATTCATCCTAGAGAAGTAACTGCTAATCAGATTCTACAATATGGAATCGAGGCAGAAGAACTTAAGCGTAAATTTAATGCGGGATGGGAACATGCTTTAATCTCTTCAGAAGAAGTCTATTATGTTGGTACTCATAATAATGAACCAAAAGTACGAGTAGTAAATCCTTTAAACTTTGATTATGATAAATCACTCGAGCTTCGTAGTATAGAAGATGCCCAGTGGGCCAAAGAAGAACGTTGGTTATCGATAGGAGAAGTTATTGACCTTTATGGTGAAGGATTAACTGATACAGAAATTGATCGCCTGGATAAAGGTGAAGTGGGGTATCCCATGAATAAGATGACATATTACCCTGGTTTCGCTTATCAAATGAGTGAAATGGAGGGTAATCCAATTAATGCGAATACAGGTATAGGTAATCAACAAAGTACTTCTGGTTCGCATGTGTACGTGGTAAACGTAGTTTGGAAGAGCCTGAGAAAGATAGGCTTCCTGACTTACGTTGATCCGCGTACCGGGAAAGAAAATGAAACTATAGTATCAGAAGATTTTGAGATGACTCAAGATATTAAGGATGCTGGAGGTACTCTGCGTTGGCGCTGGATTAATGAGGTTTGGGAAGGTACTAGAATTGGTGATGATATGTATGTAAACGTAAGACCTTTACACAACCAGTTCAAAGACATGAATAACCCTGGTGAGTGCAAACTCCCTTATATTGGGTATGTATTCAACTCAGTTAACTCTATGGCTACTTCTCTAGTAGACTTAGTTAAGCCTCATCAATACACTTATATGGTAATCTGGTGGAGGTTAGAGCAAGAACTTGCTAAGGCTAAAGGTAGAAAACTTGTAATGGACTATGCTAAGATGCCTAAATCTATGGGTCTTACCATGGACGAATGGATCTACCATTTTGATAATACAGGTATTATATGGGTGAATTCTATGGAAGAGGGTAAGAAAGGTGACCCTAATAGTATCTCACAATTGAACCAAATGGCCGGTGTTGATTTATCCCTATCTAAAGTAGTAGGACAATACCTTGAGGTATTAAGAGAATTAGAAGATCAAGTAGATAGAATTACTGGTATCTCTCGTCAACGCGAGGCTGATATTAAAGCTTCTGAAACTGTGGGTGGAGTAGAAAGAGCTGTTCAGCAGTCTACTAGCATTACAGAACCTTGGTTCTTCTACCATAACCAGGTTAAACAAAAAGTACTTAACGCGTACATTCATACATTTAGAGCTTCGGCTTATGGTAATAAGAAACTTCAATACATTGTAAACGACGTCGAGACTGCTATTCTAGAAGTAGATGGTACTGAATTCGATGATACTAACTACAACGTATTTGTAACTGATAGTATTAAAGACGCTAGAATCAAGCATAAGCTTGAAGGTCTTGTACAGGTTGCGTTACAACAAGAGAAGGTTAAATTATCTGATATCATTAAGATTTACAAATCTGAGAGTATCTCTGAGATTGAAGGTGAGATTGTTTCTTCAGAACAAGAGTTTGAGCAGAATCAACAGGCTTCTATTGAACAAGCACAAGAAGCTGAGGCTAACGCTAAAGCAGAAGAACAAGCTTGGGAGAGAGAAAAACATGATGATGAAATGTTGGATAAGCAACTTGATCGAGAAAATAAGCTTGAAGTAGAGACTGTTAAGGCCATGGGCTTTGCTGAGAATACTGATGTTAATGAAAACCAGGTTCCGGATGTGTTAGAGTATAGTAAAATACATCTAGAACAAGGTCGAGATGCTTTTAACCAGGCGCTCGAAAAAGGTAAACTAGGAGCTCAAATATCGAAAGATCAAGCAGATATCAAAATCAAATCTCGAGAATTAGATATTAAAGAGAAAGACATATCATCTAAAGAAAGGATGAACACAGCAAACAATAAAACCGCCCTTAAAAACAAAGTAGTTGGTGAGGGTAAATCAAAATCTAAGAAATAATGAGTGAAGTAAAATCAGCAACACGTACTAAAAAGGAACGCAAAATAGGAAGCGTGAACCTAAGTAGTAATGAATTACCCGAAATTAAAGAATGGGGAATCAAAGGCGAGTATGAAATAACAATGAAGGTGAAGATGACCTCTATCTCAGAAGTAGATAATTGGGATCTAGAACAATACTCAAACCTCTCAAAGAATGACGTTATGGCACGATTTGATATCGTGAAGGTAGTTAGTCCTAAAAAGGAAGCTGCTAAAAAACAACGTGCAGAAGAGAATAGAGGTAGATTACATAATCCAGTAACTTATACAAAATAACATGGCAAACACAGAACCCGGTAAACGAAAAAGCGGTAAGAAAGCTGCAGTAGCTTTTAATAATCCCTTTAGATTCAAGAGTACATTACCTACAATTAAACCTTTAGCAACTCCAAAAGCACCGGTAGTAGCTGATGATGGTACGTATACTGTTTTTAATAGTGGAACTAAGAAAACAATTAGATATAATGCTGATGGTACTCCTTTTAGAAAGGCTAGACCAAAGGGAAGAAGACTTGTACCAGCGGGTGCAGGAGGTAGAGGCTTTAGAGTAAAGCAAGCAAAGTAGCTTTAGGGCCAGGAAAACAGAAAGTATTTTAGAAAAGTGTCACAAAAGTTGTGATACTTTATAATAGATATTCTATATTTGAACTTTATAACAACAAAACAATGGCAAAAGATAAAGATGGTAAGGAAATTGAGGATGAAAATTTCTCAACTGACTTAAAAGGAACGTTCTTTGATACCTTTCAATTTAGTGAAGAAGATGCTCCCTTAAAGGAGAAGACAGAAGTCGCTAAGGAAGAAACCAAGGAAGAACCTGAGAAAAAGGAGACTGAAGAGGCTCCTGAGAAAAAAGAAACTGAGGAAGAGACTAAGGAGGAACAAACTCCTGAGGAACTCCAAGTAGAAATCGAAACTATCGCTACTGCTCTTAAGGAGAAGAACGCAGATGAACTCGATGATGACGAGAAACAGTTTCTAGAGGATTACGAGAAAGGTGATCTTAAGGAATACACTCCGGGAAAGAAAGAGGAAAAGGAAGAGGAAGAAGGAGAGAAGGCAGGTTACGATGTATTAGCTAAAACCTTGATAGACAAGGGAGTATTAGAAAATGATGACGACCTAGAAGACACAGAAGAAAGCTTCTCGTCTGTAATTACTAAAACTGTAGACAAAAAAGTAGATGATTACCTGGCAGAGATTCCAGAAGAATATAAGAACATCATAGACTTTATGCGTACAGGAGGTAATGCTCAAGAGTATTTACAGTCTAAGGCCCGTATCGATTATGATAACCTTGACCTAAAGAAACCTGAGATACAAGATGCTCTAATTCGTGAAGATTTACGTCTCCAGGGATATGACCAAAACGATATCGATGAGAAGGTTCAGGACTACAGAGACTTAGAGAAATCTGAGAAAGAAGCTACTAAAGCTTCTAAAGGATTTTCAAAGCAGCAGGACGATAGAATCGCTGCTTATGATAAGTCAATTGCAGATGGGATTAAAGCTCAAGATGCAGCAGAAGAAGCAGAGGTAGAGGAATTGAGTGCCGCTATTGATAAGTTAACTGAGATAGCAGGATTTAAGCTCACTAAGAAACGAAGAGAAGCTTTTAAGAAGTATTTATTTGAAACAGACGCAGAAGGCGAAACTGCAGCAAGTAAAGCTTCAAAAGGTATTGACAATAGAATCAATCTGTACTTTATGGATTTTGTTGGTTACAATTTTGACGACCTAGAAAGGTCAGTAACTACCAAGAAAACTAAAGATTTCAGTAAACTTCTAAGTAGATATAAAGATAAATCTACGAAAGTAACAGGTGTTGTGGTTGAAGAAAAGAACCCGAATCCTGAAGAACAAGAACTTAAGATTCCTAGCATGTTTAGCAAGGGTCCTGAGGACGATTAAATTTGTAACTTTTTAAATTAATATATATTATGGCAATGGAACAAGCAGCAGTATCCCCCTTACAGTTACTACAACTACGTAGATTACCTGTGGGTATGACTGAGAGTTCACACTTATCAAATGCATATCTTACAGAACCTGAGAAAATGGACTCTGTTCTAGCTTATGCCTTTGGTACACAGAACAAGACGGTACTTTCGATGTTAACAGGCGGAATTGGAAACACTAAGACTATCTCTAATAGAGAGTATAAGTGGGACCTACATGGTATGAACGAGCAATCGATTCCTATCTCTTCAGCTCCTGGTACATCAAGTGTTACACCTGGTTTAGGTGGTGCACCTTTCAAAGTAAAATTTGGCGACAAGTTTTTTGCAGTAACTGATAACTTGGTATCTGATTTAGGTACACAGGTTAGAGTACAAGCAGAACCTCAACCAGAAGGTAGCGACTGGGTTTATACATTAGTATTAACTGACCCAGATGGCTCTAAATTTATTGACCCTGCAGATATAGCAGTAGGCGCTAGGTTTAGTAAAGACTTCTCTTCTGTTGGAGAATTCTCTGCGAAAGGTGGAGGAACCAACTTCACAGCTCCAATGACATTAACTAACCAGTTAACAACATTACGTAAAGAGTACACAGTTACTCGTAGTGCTGCTACTGATGTTATGATCATTGAGATGACTGCAGATGATGGTCAGAAAACACGTCTTTGGACTAAGCTAGCAGAGTGGACTGCTCTTGCTCAGTGGTACAAAGAAGTGGATAGAGCTATGCTCTATACGATTTATAATAAAAATCCTCAAGGACATGTAACTCTTCAAGGAGAGAATAAGCGTCCTGTTTATCATGGTGCGGGATTACGTCAGCAGATTTCACCTGCTAACATCCGTTACTACTCAAAACTTACTTATGAAATCCTAGACAACTTCCTATTGGATCTGTCTTACTCAGCTAGTCGTTGGGGCGGGGATCATAAATTTGTTGCGCTTACCGGTAAGATGGGAATGCGTGAATTCCACAGAGCTATTGTTGCAGAACAAAACGCACTTGGAATTACAGTAACAGATCATGGTACATTCATTAGTGGTTCTGGTCAGGAATTAACATTCCAGGGACAATTCACAACTGTTAAATTCCTTAATGGAATTGAGTTGACAGTGAAGGAATTCCCTGAGTATGACGACATTGTAAGAAATCGTCAGTTACATCCTGTATCTAAGAAGCCTATTGAGTCATATAGATTTACAATCCTAAACTTTGGTCGTAAGAATGGAAAATCTAACATCCGTAAGGTTGTTAAGAAGAACAGTGATAATGCCATGTGGCACGTTGCAGGTTCTACAACTCCATTTGGTGATGTAGCTAAGTCTATGTCAACGATGAGAAGTTCAGGAATTGACGGATATCAAGTACATATGCTTACTGAGGGTGGTGTTCAGTTGGAAGACCCAACATCATCAGGCGAGCTTATTATGCGCTTGAACTAGGAAGATTCATCTTTTGTTGTTAGTTGAAGTATAGGGGTTTCGGCTCCTGTACTTCTAACTTAACAGCAGATTTTTATTACTAACAAACAAAACAACAACAAAATGATACTAAAATTAGAAAAGGCGAGAATTGACAATTGGACAAAACGTAAATTCTTTGAAGGCACAGCAGCCAAAATTGGTCCAAGTCTAGACAAGATGGGGCAACCTGTCACTGGTCTAAAAGACTTAAAAGAAGAGCAAAAGTTTGAAAAGCTTTTAGGGTTACCTGCAGGAACACTTGCTAAGAACTCTAACTACTGGAATGAGATTATGATTATAGTAGATGCTGAAGGTACTTTATTTGACGATACAGTAGCAGAACATCAACTATTACTCAAGTTTCTTAGAGCACAATCGCTTGTAGCTGAAGGAACTAAAGAACTTCTAACTAATGCCAGAGCAGAATATGTTCTAGTAAATGAGGAAGAAGAAAAGGTAGAGAAGAACAAAGGACGTAGATTGAAGAATGAGGCACTTAAGAAAGTGGCGAAATTGGATCCTGCAGAGCTTAAAGGTTTAGTATTTATGTATGGACATAATCCTACAAGTATGACTCCTGATGGCGTTGAAGACTTTATCTTCGAAAAGGTTGAACAAGATCCTGCTACATTCAATTTGATTGTAGAAGATCCAGCCAGGGAAGCAAAAGTCTTTGTTCACAATCTGCATAAGGCAGAATTGCTAGAGGTACGAGGAGGAGCGTATATGTACAATGGTGAGGTACTTGCCTATGGACTAGATGCTACTGCACACTTACTTCAAAAGAAAGATAAGCAGGAGTTAAGAATTGCTCTTGAGAAACAACTAATAGAGAAATAATATGACTGAAATAGAAGCAGCACAAAAATTTAAAGTAGAGTTAAACAAACTAGATAGGTCTTCAGCTATAGACGTCCGTATCGAAAAGGTACTACACTATCTAAATAAAGCTGCACTATTTCTAGTTAAAAGGAAGTATAAAGGAGATGATCCAGGGCCAGGTCGATTAGAGGTTAATCACCCGGTACTGGATGATCTTAAGGTTCTTATCACGGAGGTGACTCCTGATTTTACTAGTGAGGATTCAGAAACAAGTATTGATTTTGAAGACGATCATTTATATTTCTTATCATGTAGAATTAGTACTAGTAACGAACTAAATACTACTCCTGCGTGGCGTGAAGGAAGGTATGTGAAACCTGAAAGAGTTTATAAGGAATTAGAAGATCCTTTCAATACCTCACATTTAGATGATCCTATGGTAAGCCTTATTGGGAATGCCCTGGTTGTTTATAATACAGATTTCACAATTAACAACATTAAGATAAAGTATTTAAAGACTCCTATAACGATTACCGGATCGGCTAGTATAATGGAGTTACCTTTTGCTGATGAGATTATTGATGTGGCCACTACAATGGCTCTTGAAAACTTTGAAAGTGAAAGAATTAAGTCACAGCCCGGAATTAGTGTGGTGACTGCTAGTGAGTAATCAATAAATTGATTATATTTGAATAAATTATTATTATTAACTTTTAAACATTAAGAAAAATGTTAAATTACGTAAACAGAGTAATCGTAGGTAAGTCGACTGGTGGAGCAAATACTGGAGCAACACTTGCTACTATTACAAGAGGAGACATCCTTATCCTAAGTGAAGACATGGCAGTTTTAGCGAATGGCGCTGCTAAACAGCCTACCTATGTTGCTGTTGGAACAGGGGTCACAGATAATCCTTTTATTTTGAGTTCTTTAATTCACCCAATTGATAGCATGAAGGTGAATCAGAAAACAACTCGAGCTGCAGCAAACCAGGTAACTTATGTTGGGTGGAACGGTACTGTTGGAGATATAGGAGCTGTAGTAGACGAAGCAGTCTATGAAGTTATCCTTGCTTTCAAGGACCGTCAACGTTTAATCGCAAACCGTCAAACTCGTATGGTACTTAATGCAGCTGCAGATGGTACAGACAAGTATGACTTGTGTGCACAATTAGAAAAGCAATCACGCTTTGATTCACCTTATTCTGATCCTTATGGGGTTCAGGTAGACATTTTAGCTGTTGGTACAACTACAGTATCTGATAACACTGTTCGTGTTACTAAGAATAGTAGAAGTATTACTTATGCTACTGCTGCTACTCACAATGTTGGTACTGCTATCATAGTTGGTGATGTTATCGCTTTTGATAATATTGACTATAAAGTAACTGCAGTAGACGCACTTGAACTTACATTAGACAGACCTTTCAAAGCTGCTTCTGAAGCTGCTTTTACAGCTGCTGACATTGATATTAAGAAATCTATCACTGCTGCTGGTCTTAAGATTACTGGTCTTGCTTCTCCTTTCAATAACCCAGATGTAGATATCTACGAGAAGGTTGTATTTGAAGTAGGTGTTAGTGCATCTTTTGCTTCAGCTCCTGTTGATTATTCAGTTGCTGCTGATCTTGGACAAGGTATCTATGAGCAAGTTAAGAAAATGGAATTTGACGTACAAGGTTACTTAGGTAATACTAACTTGCGCGACTGGCCTATCCATTCTTTTGATTATCACGCTGTTAGTGGTACCGCTTATGATGTTGTGAATATCAATTCTTTTGACCAACATGAAGGAGATCTTCAAAGTCAAATGAATTCACCTGTAGGGTTAACTCTTGCTTTCTCTGCAACTGCTGCAACTCAAAGAAACGCTGTTCTTACAATTTTGGAAGACGCGTTAGGCTTAGGTGCTGCATATTTTAGTGGTAAGTGGTAAGAGAGTCTAGTACAATTAATTAACAAAGTAGGTGGAATATTGATTTATTTCACCTATTTTTGTTTAATTATGACTCTACAAGAAATTATATATACTATAAAAAATTCCTTGGGCACTGATGCTGAGGAACTAACAAACAGACAGTACAAGTTTATTATAGATTACTATAGAGCTAAGTTACTGAGACAGAGACTTAAAGCAGGCGAATTAGTATCCCCAGCCTTTTCTCCTGTTATTCACAAAATACAGTTAAAAGCCCTTGAAGATTCAGACCCTGGAAGTTTGGATACTGATGGTGGTACCCTTAAAACTGTAAAGAGTATTCCAGTCATTATCCCTCACACTAAAGAATCCACTCTAATGTACTTAGGTGCTACGGATGGATTTCTTCCTTTTCAGGAAACTGCTTTCCAGGCACTGGATCTAGAGCAACACGCTAAGTATATTAAAAAGCAACCTAAATGGTACTTACTCGGGAGTAAGATTTATATTACTAATCCTCCAGATGAGCAAGTAGAATATATATCATTACAAGGTATCTTCGAAGACCCAGCAGCAGCCGCTGCTTTGAGTGCTGATTTTGATACTGATAGTTTACGAAACTATAGTTTTGAATATGCTATGGCTGGTGATATGGTAGATACAATTGTAAAATTAATCCGTGATAACGAGATGGCACCCCTTTTAAAAGAACTAGATGAAGATGACAATTCTCAACGATGAGTTAGGAATTAAACAAATATATAAGTTTTATCGTTCTAAGGATTATACAACAAAAGATGAAAAAGTGCTGTATGATAAGTTTAGAAAGGTCTGTTATGCAGTAAACAAGAAGATAGCTGAGAAAATGCTTGAAGGGAAATATATAAGACTTCCATTTAACCTGGGAAAGTTTTATATTAGGAAGAGAAAGAATAACTACAAAAGTTTAAAGATTGATTTCAACTACTATAATACTACCGGTAAGGTGGCATACCATTTAAATGAGCATTCGAATAAGTTTCACGCTAAGTGGTTTTGGGAAAAGATTAGTTGCAGAATACCCGGGAATAAGATTTACAGTTTTATTCCTTCTAGGAAAAACAAACGAGACCTAGCGAAAATAATGAAACAACCTGGTGGTTATATAAACTATTTAGAATAATGGCAGTATTTAAACAAGTAAGTATTAAAGTGGCTCTCCGTAAGATATCTTCCGGCCTGGGCTATACAAAAGCAACAGCAAGTGAATTTCCATGGCAAGATGCAGTGGAATGGATTGGTGAGGCCCTAAATCAAATAGGAGCCTATACTCAATATGATGCAAAAGAAGTTACCTTAACGGTGGAGGATTATAAAGCGAAATTGCCTTGTGACTTCATTCACCTGAAGCGTATGTTAAACATGTCAACTTATCCTAGAGGAGAACGCGATGTTGGTAACGCTAATTTAATAGATAATGAAGTAGATACAGATGAAGAACAAGCTGCGAGACTTCTAGCAAGCTCCAATACAGATTATGACTTTAATATCATACTAGACAACATTATTACCTCATATAAAGATGGTACGCTAACTTTACAATACTTAGCTATGCCTATTGATGAGGAAGGATTCCCCTATATTCCAGATAACGAATCTTATAAAGAAGCTTTCTTCTGGTATATAGCAAATAGACTAGCTATTCGTGGAGAACATAAAAATAAAGAACTCAGCATAGGTTACTGTGACGCACAATGGCAATGGTATTGTGGACAAGCTAGAGCAGAAGGAAATGCTTTAACACACGCACAATTAGACTGGTTTGCATTAGATAATTCATCTATGGTACCTTTGGCTCTCGTTAATACTTTTACAGATGCAGTTACTGCTAGAGGTACTGATAGTTCATTTGATATCCCGGTTGTATAATGGAAATAGTAAACAATTCATTTGAAAAAGGCCTCAGCAAAGATTTCTCTCCTGGTAAACAACCAATAGGGACATACCTTCATGCTGAAAATATTGTAAGAGATATACAAGGAACTGTTAAATCTGAACGAGGTACTATTCTATTAGCACAAGTTACTAATCTTACTAACCCTAAGATTATTGGTGAAACTGTTATTGGAGAAGAGATTATTTTCTTTGTAGTAGCTACTGAAGGTTCTTTAATTACTAAACTTAAAGCAGACAACACACTTGAGAATATTCTATTCACAGGAGATGGTACTGCTGGTACTGGTAGTGAAACTACATTAGTAGAAAAGTCTATAGGTGGTACATCTATTGATGGGTATGATGAGGCTTACTTAGAAGTCGCTAAAACTGCTGACACTAATTTATTAGTAGTAGGAGATTCTTTAACTTTATCTGGTTTTGGAGATAATGGTGTTTTTGAAATTAAAAGTATACACAGTGTTAGCGGGAACAAGTGGCAGTTTATTTTTACTACTTTGTGGCACCCTCCTTTTGACCAAACTGGAACTGTAACCTGGTATGTAGAAGAAACTGTAGAGGTTGATTCTTCAGAAACTTTTGTTATTTCTCCAGTAGGAAGCTCTAATCCTGAGGAAATGAGTTTTGCTAAAAGTACTAGTGCTTTATATGATTTAGTATTTACACTTGTAGGTGCTACTGTTAGTGTTGAAATGGTGTATCGTTCTGGAGGTTCGGGTATTGGAGATCCTATTCAAGTTGATGGAATTATTGAATACTCTAGATCTTCTAAAGTATTACCAGAATCTTTTCGTCCAACACAAGCCGGTGGAGTTGAATTATATAGTGATGGGGCAGTAAGTAGTGGTTATGGTTTTAGTATAAGTTCAACCGGTGTTGTTGCTTTTACTCTATTAGATAGCGAATTTGACACACCTCGACAAGTACTATTTACGGGTATTAAAACTTATACATCATCTGGACAAGCTACTTCTACTATACCTCCGTCAGCTGAACACCCTTATCTGAATTTTAGTTACGCCTATCCTATAGATGTAGTAAGTAGAAAGAACCATAAAGGTGAGATAATTATATATTTTACTGACAATAATAACATTCCACGTCGTATAAATACATCAACATTTATAGATGCATCTAATTTTGATAATGAAACTAAGTTGTTTCTTAATCCCAATCTACCAAGAATTACCGGTTTAGAGGTAGTAGACGGTGGAGGAGTAACAACCGGGCTATATAATTTTGCAGCTAGGTTAGGTACAATTACCGGGAATACAACTTCCTTTAGTCAAATAAGTAATGGTATACCAGTAGTTAATGAGTCTCAAGCAGTTGGAGAATTACAATATGATGGAGCGCCACCACAAACTGTAGGCGGTAAAACTATAAAAATTAGTATTGATAATATTGATACTACATATCAGTTTATAGAAATTGCAGCTGTTACGTATACAGGAGAAGATAATGTATTAACTGCAAACATTATAGCCAAGCTTCCAATTACTACTACTAGTATTGTTTTTGAATATTATTCAGATGAACAAATTGTAGAAGCAGTATTAGTAGAAGAATTAGCAGCAGAAGCAATAGAGTATATTAAGGCTAAAAATTTAGTGCAGAAAGATAACTTTTTATTTTTAGCTAACTTACAAAGTAATTCTTTTGCTGGGTACGATAATTTATTACAAGGCGTAGCAGATGACATTGAAGTCTATTATGAAGAAAAACCAGATATTCAGTCTGCTACCAGTTTAATATATTCTGCAACAGCAACACCAGATCCTGTTTATGGATCAACTTTAGTAGATATAAAACTAGATGAACTTATTGATACTACGTTTAAAAATTACAAGAACCCTGAGTATACAGATAAGTATAAAACTTATCAAAGAGATGAGGTTTACAGTTTTGCTTTAGTTCCTATCTTTACAGGAGGAATACATGGCAGCGCTTACCATATTCCAGGCTGGGCTGCTAACCCTACTTTTGACGGGGCGCCAGGAAATGAAGATACTTTACGTTTAAGAGGATGGAAAAATGCAGATGATACATATCATCATAGAATGCCTTCTGTAGAAAAATCACCTCCTTTTACAAGTGATGGTATTAAACAAACATTTATTCCAATTGGAATAACTTTTAAAGAAATAAACTTTCCAGAATCCTTATTAGCTATTTTAGAGGGGTTTACAATTGTACGCCAAAGACGCGATAGACCTAATAATGGTATTATTATTGCACAAGGTTTAGCACATAACTTTTATAATGGCCCTAATGATGCTTTAATACCTATACCTGATAATGGTAAATGTGATCTTAAGTATCTCGCGAACGGATCTCAGATTGATTATGACTTTTATGCTCAACAAGATACATGGGATAATCCTTATTTTGCTTTTTATAGTCCAGATATTATACATGGTCTACTTGATAGTAGCTTTTTTGGAAATGTAAGTTCTTTAAAACAAGTTAGCATTAAAAATTTAAAAGAGGTTGCTTCTAATAATATAGGAACTACACACTTAAGGCATAAGACATATGGAGTATACTACTGTGACTTTGAAGATATTAGTGTAAATCCTCCTACTACAGGAGGCCTCGATCCTACTGATAGAAGTAAACTTCATGTATCACAAGATCTAGTTACTTCTTTCTTTTATAATATAGTTCCTTTTCAAAGAGACTTAGCAGAATCAATAACATTACCAGATGGTAAAATTATACGTGCCTCTGGAATGAGCGGGAAACCTGTAGTATTTAAATTATCCTCTGGTAAACTAATAAGGGACACACAAACATTTAGAGGGAATATGAGTTCTTTTGTTTTAACTGGTACTGATATCATGGTGGCCCCTCCTACTGGAGTAAGTTGGTCTACTTATACTTGGCAGACAACTGAAATAAATAATGTTTATGCTATGTCCTCTAATGTATATGGAGACTTATCTTTAGCAGAATATATTAAAGTAGAAGAGTTTTACTTTGATAATAGTCCGGGGACAGAAGTTACAGTATATGGTGGAGACACTTTCTTAACCAGATATGACTTTAATATAGGTGTGGGATTAGATGCTATAGATGGTAAAGTCCATGGTAATATAAGTACCTATCTAGAAACTAGAGGAAATTATGCTTATAGACATTATGAAGCTCCTATAGTAGAAGGAGACACTACTACTGAAGGTACAATGCCTTATGCTCCTAAATTTAAACATTTACTAGCTGGAGAATTGGTTCCTACTTCATTAGGAATATGGAATTATGAATTATCTAAAGGGCCAGGTGAAGCTTATAATAAACAATATAATTTTGAGAATACAATAAATAAGTATTATCCAGTAGATGTTTTATTTGATGCAGTAGATATGTTTCCAAATAGAATTACCTATTCTGTTCAGTCGTTTGAGAATGAAAAGTTTGATGCTTATAGAACTTTCTTAACTAATAATTTCCATGATATCCCAAAAGAAACAGGTGAGATTACTAATCTATTTGAGTATAATAGTATATTGTACGCTCATACTCCTCACTCTTTATGGCATACTTTCGTGAATGAAAAAACTTTTGTAAACAGTAGTTCTGGTGAAATTGTATTAGGTAATGGTGGTTTATTCCCTATACCTTCAAAACAACTCTACACAGAAGAAGGAGGATTCGCTGGAACTTCTGCTAAATGGGGAGCAGCTAATACTCCATATGGTAGAATGTTTATAGATAATCATCAAAGGAAAGTATTTATTTTAGCAGATAAAGGAGTTAAAGAACTATCAGATCCACACCTATTTGTGTACTTTACTACTCTATTAGATTCATCAGGGCCAGAAAACTATAAGATAGGATACGACCCACTAAATAAAAGGGCTATTCTTTCAATAGTCCCAACAACTACTTCAGTAGTAGGTACGTCGTTATCTTATGCTTTCGAATTACAATCTTGGTCTTCTATACATACTTATAGTGTGGATAGGTTTGCGACTAGGGATAATAAATTGATAGGTACTTCCGGAGGAGGTATTTATGAAATGGCCACAGGCCCATATAATAGTTACTTTGGTGAACTGTCTCCAAGTAAACTACAGTTTGTTATGAACGCATACCCAAGTACAACTAAAGATTTCTTAAATCTTAAGTGGATACAACGATATAAACAAGCTATATTTAGTGAAGTAACTGTTAAGACTGAAGACTTTACAACTGGTTTAGTGACACCAATACTTGTTACTTCTTTTGCAGAAGAACAAAAATTCTTATCTTTGGGGGCACAACATGTTAATAAAGTAGGAGGAGAATATAGAATGACAATACCACCTGATAATAATCCAGACGTTATATACGTGGATGAGTTTTTCAGGCCTACAATTAAAGGAAAGTATGGAATAGTAGAATTAACTTATTTCCCTGATTTAGCTTTAAACTCTCCTTTAGAGTTAGAGTATATTGGAACAGAATTTTTAAAAATAGCAGAATAATGAAAAGAAAATACCATGTTATTAATGGAACATTAGAAAAAAGGTTTAAACCTCGTAAATTTCAAAGCGGAGTACAAATGGTAGGCGCTCGTCCTACTCCTCCTAAGAATGATGTATGGGCAGACATTGGTGAGATTGGTTTATCTGCTGGTGCTGGAGTAGCAGGAGGTGCAGCCGCAGGACCTGCTGGTATGATTGGTGGTGGTATCGCTGGTTTCGCTACTGGTTTAGCGAGTGTACTCTCTGGTAACAAAGCAGAACAAGAACAGTATGATGCTGAGTTTGATTTATGGACAGGACAACGAGGAGATATGTTACAAGGACAAATTGCAGACTCTAACCAGATTGCACAACAACTCAATCAAAGTGCAAAGAAAGGGGTATACGCAACCGGTACGGAAGCAATTGAGGTAGAGAAGGATGAGCTTATATTTACTAAAACTGAAACTGGTAAGTATGTTCTCAAAGCAGATTATCAAGGAGGTAAGACTCATAATAAAGGTGGAGAAGACTACCAGGCTGCAGATGGTGATATCATATTCCCAGGTAAAGATCGTAAGAAAGTAATGAAGGCTTATAAGTCTCAAGACTTTCCTAAACTCGAATCTATGAGAATGAGTTTACCTAAAGATACTCAAGGTGGAAAAGCTAGGAATGGTTTAGATACAGACCCTAAACAACAGTATGCGGATATACAAGCACAAGTAAAAGCAGGTAAATTACCTCAGTCTTTTGCAGATAATTTTTATGCTCAGAATGCTAATCAATTACAAGATACAAAGTATGATGTAAGTGGTGTTGATTTTGGAGACCAACGAAAAGGTTTTAATGTAGATACTGACCCTGGTTTTAGAATGCGATTACAGCCTGATGGTTCATATAAACGAACATCTAGTGGATTAACTAGTAATCAAATGATTGAGGATTTAGAGGCAGCTACGTTTAATGCTAGACGAGATAATCCTTTAATTGAATCTCCAGATCGAAGACCTTTCATTGGTGGTGATGATAGTACAGTACAACAAGGCGAAGGTGCTAAGGTAATTACGCCAGAAACTCCTGCAGGAGGAGGTGGAAAAGGTGTTAATCCTAATGCAAACATGCCTTCAGCAGCTATGATATTACAGACTGTACCAACGAGAGTAGGTTTAGGAGAAATAGCTCCAATGAGTAACTTTAAACCTGGAGGTATAGATGTACAAAGCGCTAACCAGATTGGAGCAAGTACACAACAACTAGGGGCTACTGCTGGCGACCCAGGTGGAGGCGGAGGCGGAGGTCTTGCAGCTGGATTGGGATATGCAGCTCAAGGATTATCCGCATTAACTAATTTATTCCCTGGAGAAGCTGAGGTACAGAGGTCACCAGAAGTACGATTAGATAGACTTAAGTATAAAGATACTTCTGCTCTTCTAAGACAACAATCTAAAGTAAATGAACGTTTGCAAGCTTCTAATGCTAGAAACGTATCTGGAGGCAATGTTCAGAACTACTTAGCAAATAGACGTCAAGCAGGTATCTCTAATCTACGAACACAACAAGCTATTGATACTCAAGAGTATCAACGTAGATTAGGCATAACTGGTCAGAATGTACAAATTGCAAATCAAGAAGCATTATATAATAATCAATTATTACAACAAGATCAACAAGTTAACGCAGCTAATAGATCAGCTCGTCAAAATATAATTAGACAAGGTATTGGACAACTAGGACAACTTGGTGGACAAATAGGGCAAGATGCTATGGCACGAGAGAATCAAGCGTTGCTAGCTGAGGCAATAGGGTCTGGTCAGTATAGTGCATATGGAAAATTTAAAGGATAATAAAGATGACAGTAAATAGATTTAGTAAACCAGTAAACAATAGAGTAATATCACAGTTCGTACCTCAGGATATGAGACTACTAGCGTCTATGGTTCAACAAAAACAACAACGTTATGATATAGCATCTCAACGTCAAGAGGCTATCCAGGATAAGTTAAGTACTTTATCCGGGGTAGGAAATTCAGATTTAGGTATTCTTAATGAGGCTGGTACGGCCATGGATGAGTTATCGAAAGAGTACGCAGGCAAAGACTTAGCAGATCCAAGGATAGCTAAAGAATTTATGTCTCGTTCTAAAGGAATAATTAATAATCCGTTAATCAGAGCTACTCAACAAACAGCTGCATCTGTAGCTAAGCACAAAGAAGATCAACAAAAGGCAATGCTGGCCGGAACGTATAGAGAAGAGAATGATCCATTTGCTCAACAACTACAGGCCTATGAAGAGGCAGGTGGTGCAAAAGGCGGTGCATTAGGTTATGGTGGTATAATGAAAGGAGTTGATGAGGATGCAGAGATGTCGAAACTCTTTAATAATATGCCTAAGTCTGGATGGAAGAACTATGCAATGATAGGTGATAAGATTAAACAAGTAGGGTATGAAGGTATTAGTAATCAACGTATGTTTGGAGACCCTAATAATCCTAACAGTAGTGGTATGGTAGGTACTCAATTTGGTGCTCATTGGAATAGCGCAGCCGGGCAACAGCAACGACGTCGTTTCCAAATGCTTGAAAGTAGAGGTCAAATTCCTGAGGGAATGACAGCTGAGGAATATGTATTAGGTCACTTAACTTCTAAAGCTCAAGAGTTTGTAGGAGGTATAACTACCGGTGGTGGTATAGGTGCTCTTGCAGGAGGCGGAGCAACAACTGGTGGTACTAAAGCTAGTCCTAAGTTTGTAGGTCCTATGGCAAAGAAAATGGCAGATCTAGATTTAGATTTTGATGACGAAGGTAATGCTACAGGATCTGGAAGTACAACCTGGAAAGACTGGATGTCTGGTAAAACAGACAAGAGTTGGTGGGAGATTCTTACAGCTGATGATATGACTGAAGAAGAAAAGGAAGCAGCTCAACCTGTATTTATAGCATCTAAGATGTATGGTATAAATAATGAGGATGCTGCTAGGGAGTTAGATATTACTGTATCTCCTAAGTATACGCCTTATAAAAAGCAAGCAGACAAAGCTTTAGCACAAAAAGAATTCGAACAAAAAGGTTCAGGACATTATAGTGCAATGACTGTATATAGCCAGGATGGCGTAAAGACAGGAACAGGGCAAGAGGTATTTAAGGCTGCAGGTCTTGTAGATGCCGATGGTTTGTATGACCCAGATAGAGCTAAAAAAGTAGGTGTAAACGTACTTGGAGCGCATGATCCAAATACAGGACTAACTCCTGCAGGATTACATGTGGTAATTGGCGGAGAAACCTTTATATTTGCAGAGACAACTTTTTCACCAGAAGAACAGAAGGCTGCATGGAACGCAGACTTACGTAGTGGAGGAGTGAATCAAGCTGATGACGGTACTTATTATGTGTATAATAAAAATAAACCTCAAGGACAACGCTATGGGGTTTGGGATACAGAGACCCAAGATATTAACTATTTCGAAAAATAAAAGATGACAAACCCTAAAGACCTTGTTAAAAGTTTAAACGCTGCTGATACTTTACCTGATCCAAAAACACAAACGCCGGAACAGGTTGTAAAAGAGTTGAATGCTCTTCCGGACTATGGTCCAGGACGAGTATCTCAAGGTAGTGCTATTATAGATTCTACAAAAGGAATTGATCATAGCTTTCTTGATGTAGAGACTCCATTTGGTATTTCTTTACCTGAACAACGAGCTAAGAACCAAACTACTACAGATAAATGGTTATCTGGTGGTATTAAAGGTTTAAGTACGTTTGTTACTGCTACTGGTCAAACAGCAGGAGCTGTAGGTGGTGGTATTGCTGCAACTGCAATGATGGCTTTAGGAAATGATTTTGATTCTGACTTAATGTTTAAGAACCCTGTTCTTGACTTTTTTGCTAAGTGGAATGAAACAGTAAAAGAGCGTAACCCTAATTATTACTCTGAAGCAGAAGTGAATGCTTCTGTTATAGCAGGTATGGGTACAGCTAACTTCTGGTCTGATAAATTTCTAGATGGTGTAGGTTTTATGGCCTCTGCTATTATGACTGGTTATGGGGCTGCTAAGTTTGGAGCACAACTAGGTATTAATGTAGCTGGTAAAATAGGTTCCGGGTTTAATACTCTACAAGCTGCATTGGTAGGTAGAACAGGTGAGTCTGCTATTGAAGCTAATGATGCGTACGAACAAACACTAGAGAAACTAAAAGCTTCTAGACTCCTAGGAGAACATAATCTTACAGATGAGGAAATAGAAGACAGAGCTAAAGACGCTAGAGCTGCTACGTTTGGATTTAACATGGCGATAGCAGTAACTGACGCGTATCAATTTGGTAAGATCTTCAAGACTATCGAGGGTCAAGCAGTTAAGAGAAGTCTGTTTGGTGGTTCTAGAGTAGGACATGCTGCAGAACAAGTACTTATAGAATCTCAAGAAGAGAACTATCAGTTGGCTGTAGCTGACATGGCTATTAATATGGCTAATAATGTAACTGCTAAAGGTACGAATGCTAACGCACGAGACTACTTTAATAATGTAGTTGGTGGTATGATGGATAACTTCAGTACTAAAGAAGGACAAGAATCAATGTTACTTGGTGGTCTTCTTGGTGGAGGTATGGGTCTAGCAATGCATTCAAATGATCGTACTAAGCAAATGAATAGGAACGTTCCTGAGGAAATCAAGAAACGTAATAATAAATTAATGTCCGTATTCAATAAGGATGTGGATGCAAATTACTTAGAAAGGCTCGCCGCTACTCAAAATGATGGTATCGTAGAAGGCCTGGCTAAGAATCTACAGTTAATAAACCTTACTCTATCTAAGATATCAGAAGGTACTTACGACGAGTTCATCACAGAATTAGATGAGATGGCTAAGCAAACTCCGGAGCAGTTCAAGGAGATTGGTGTTACAGTAACTGCGAAAGATATTAAACAACAACATTCAGATGCTAAAAATCTAATAGAGAACTACAAAGCATTATATGACGCTATGGATCCTAAGGTCTTTGACTTGAAACAAGATAACGCGTATGAAGCTATTAAGGCTAATCTATTCTATGTTACTGCTGCACGTAATGACATCAGAACACAGTTACAACAAGTAGGCCCTTATGTAGCTGCTGTAAATGTAGCTTTAAAAGTTGAGCCTGAATTAGCCATGGACGAACCTTTTCAAGTAGGTAAAGACCAGGTAATCCCACAGAAGGTAATAGAAGCTCAAGAGAAATTAGTAGAGAACAGAGATGCTCTTACTAAATATATTAATAGAGTTAAGACCGGTAAGAAATTACAGAAAGAAATAGTTGATGCGTATAACCAAGCACAAGAGGTTCCAACTCCTGTTCCTACGCCAAAGCCTAAAGCAGACCCTGAAATAGGGAGTATCCAAAAAGTTGGTAAAGAAGGAGTTCCTTCTAAGAATATCCCTTTCACAAAAGCTGTTCAGCTTGAGGATGGTTCTACTAATTATACTATAACTGACACTGAAGGTTTAGAGACTATTATCAATGACCAAAAAGATAGCTACACCTTAGTTGGTTACAAAGGAGAATTCAGAGGTGAACGCCAGGAGTTAAACAATAACGAAAGGTATAACTTCCTGCAAGTATTCGAAAACTTTGTCTCAGAAGAAGATCTTAGTAGACTCCAAGAAATTCTATCTTTCCCTAACTGGAAAGAGAATATTCGTATTACCGCGAATAAGCAAAATACAGGTAACGTTCTAGAAAGGATTAAAAACTTCATTGCCCAAAAAGGCACAACTACAGATATAGACAATGTTTATAGAACTGCAGTAGTAGGAGATAATCCCATGTACTTAGTTCCTTCATCTTTCATTCAAATTGAAATGCAGATTAAAGATAAGGATGGCAACTGGACTCGCATGGGACACCCTGGAGCAGACCCTTTCAAGTGGAGAGATAAAAATGGTGTTGCATTGAACTTCTCTAGTATGACACTAGAAGAATTTAAAGACAAATTTGTATTCAAACAAGGTACAGCCACTGCAGGAGTTTTAATAGAGCCTACACAAGCTAGTCTTGAACAACTTCAGAGAGAGCAAAAGGAATCTATTAAGGTTTATAATGCTATTAATGACTGGTACGAAAAGAATGGTTTCTCAGATTTACGAGAGATTCCAGAAGGTTTCGTAAAAATGTTTACACGCAAGATGGGATTTGCTTTCACCAAAGTAGGTGAATGGACTAAGGCTAAAGACTTTGAGTTAGACGAAGGTATTACTAGTATTCTAAGAGATAATAATGAGAATTATGTTATCATTGATATGAATACCGGTAGAAGTATTGTAGATGGTAAGAAGTATGACGTACCTGCTCACATTAGAAAAGAGCTGGGTAATACTCGTTACATTACTAAAGTAAACCATCCAACAATCGATGACCTTTATATCAAAGCAGCACCTGGACAATTAGATGGCCAGGACGCTCGAGACTTCATTGAGCAACTTACTAAAGTAAGAGAGAATCCTACACAGGATGGTGCTGACGCATTAAACGAAATTCTATATGTAGCTTATCAAGGCAACTGGAACTTTAAGTTTGATGTGCATACAATCAAAGGAACGAAGACTCCTAAGTTAGTGGTGGACGTATTTAATGACCAGTTAGGAGAATCCTATAAGAATATTGCCCTTCCTATTAATATAAGTTCTCTTGGAACACTTCAAAGTCTTATTGAAGATGGAACGGATGGAGCTATTACTTTAGGGCGATTCGCTTTCAAGAAGCATATTGCGAAAGATAAACTTACCAACGAAGAGGTTGAGAGGAAATTCACATTTAATACTACACCGGAAATTGTTAACGGGATTAATATTCAGTTTAAATTCAATGAACAAGCTCCAGTAGAATCTGTAACTAAAACTCCTGCAAAGGATGTTTATGATGATACAGAGAGAGGTGACTTTGTACGTGCAAAAGCTAAAGTAGAAACAGAAGATAAAGCTAAAGCTCAAACTGCTGTTGGAAAGAAAGGTAATAATGGTCCAGTCTTCAAACAATCTACAGAAAAAGCTAGTGAGGTAATTCATTACAACCAGGCTTTAAAATGGTTAGAAAAGATTCTACCTAAAGGTATCTCAGTAGCAGATATGGCTACAGTTACAGAGAACTTAGAGACTCAAGGATATACCTGGGGAATGTTCGCTAACAAAGTTATTTATCTATCTACACAGGCACAGCAAGGAACTGAAGCTCACGAGGCTTTCCACGCTATCTTTAGAATAATGCTTACAGAAGGCGAACGTGCTAAGTTATATACTATAGCTCAAGCTAAGTGGGGGAAAGGAAAAACTCCTCTTTTCTACGAAGAGAAAATGGCTGACGAATTCATGGCCTGGAAGAATGCTAGGAATCGTAGAGTATCAGGTGTATTACAGTCCTTCTTTAATAAAATTACACAGTTTGCTAAGTTCATTACCGGTAGAGAATCTGAACTAGAAAGACTCTTCAGAAAGATTGATACTGGAGCCTTTACTAATAAGGAACTCCTTAATCATCAAACACATGTATACGATGCTCCGGTATACAAATTACTTAACGGAGGAGATCACTATAAGATGAGTGTAGTAAAGAGTGAGAACATTCTTTACAGTACAGCTGCTTATGTACTTGAGCAACTAAACAACAAGATGGAATATACCAACATCCCTAATGCAGTTAAGAAACTCACTACAGACTATATGTTTGCACAGAGTACTAACTATGACATTGACATGGATGTTAATAAAGAAATTATCGCCGCTTCTGATGATAAGTACATCAAAGAGAAAATGGCGGAACTAGAAGCTATCTATCAGAATCAAGAAAACATTGACTTGGTTGTAGCTGAAGTACTTAAACTTGTACGTACATATGAAATTCGTTCTATCGATACTATCATAGACGAACAAGATGACACTGAAGAATCCTTCAAAGCTTTTGATATCCATCAAGGTGAGCACGGAGGTTGGGCCAATGTAGCTAAAGAGATTAAGCAGTTTATTGCTTTGACTACCTACAATACCCTGGATGAGTTTAATAAACACATTACTAAGTCAATTGATTTTGTTTTAGTCTATGGTGCACTTCAAAGAAGACTTGCTGGTAAGAGTAGAGCTCAACAATTATTATCCTTCGAGTCATTCGCTCGTACAGACCAGCAGGTCAATGCACTATGGAATAAGTTCTTAGTTGAAACCGGGTATGACCCAACAACTGGAACTAAGACTAATGAGATGATGTTCAACAGATTCTTGAACACCTTTGAATTAGAGAGTATGGACTACATGCAGTCTCTAAGAGTAAAGGACAAGGATGGTAGTCTTAAGCTGATTAATATGTCAGCTAATAGAGCTAACGCTGAAGTTATTCATTTCGAGAATTGGGAAAGAAAAGCTAGTGAATACAATATCTTTGCAGACCAAAGTAAGAAAGACGATTTAGCAGAAGAATTAATCTTTGACGCAGCTGTTGGATTTGGAGTAGATACTTCAGGTGTAAACAAGCAAAACTCAATGGAGTTCTTTGAAGAGCACATACGTCAAATTATAAGTACGTTTGGAAAACTGGGTATTGACTTATCTGAAGGTTATGTTTTAGAGTCTCTTGAAGAGGTTCATAATATTGGAACTAAACTCGAAGGAGTTGACTCTGATAGACAATACAGAATGTTAGAAGAGCAAGACCTTCTTGAAATTGCAAATCTTCTTAAAAAGGGAGACAATATCTTTGCTCAAAAAATAGATAAGGATGGAAACATACTTGAGAAGACAGGTGCTCGTGGTCGATTAATAGCTATGGCCTCTGGAGATATTCACTATCGTACAGATATCTATGATGCTAACTTCCAGGATGCTGAGAACAAGTCACGTTACGCATTCGTATATCCTTCTTATATTCTAACTAAGATTAGAGACAAACACAATATTACTGAAGCGGAACTTCAAGAATTAAAAGAAGATCCATATTTCAAATACAATCCTTTAGTACAGTCTGCTAAATCTGCGGATTGGTTCCTAAACCTTAAAGCAGCATTCACTGGAGATTACAGGGATACTGTCGAAGATAAGGATGGAAAGACTTTCAAAAGTACCACTCCGAAAGACTTGCTATTATCGTGGTATGGGTTGTACAATAAGAATAAAGAGTATTCATATTATACTCCAATGATTTATGAAGCCAAGTCAACTTCTATTTCTGTCAATCTACCTAATAATGTAAATGATGGCAAAAGTTGGGTGGACAAGAAAGGTGAGGTAACTAATGAGACAATCAAGTATTTCATTAATACAATGTTCATGCAGGAGCATGCTCGTATTAAGGGCGATACCGGGATTACATTCATTGAACGTAAGAAGAACCCATGGGTAACTCTTCCGTATTTTAATGGCCTAAAGAACAAGGGAAACTATATTACTGAATACTCTCAACAAGACATCATCGATAATAAAGATGGTGTAAGAATAACTATTGGTAATGCAATCAAAGAAAACCTTAATACTGAAATCACAGCTCACCAAACTGAGTTGATGAAGTATGGTATCATTACTAATGATAAGGAGAATAAACTTTTAGACTCTGACATAGAGAACATAACTGAGTACACAGCTGATTACTATATCAACGACTTAGTTAACTCAACTGCTATCTCACAAATTATCCAGGGAGACCTGGCCAAGGCTAAGAATCCTTTCGATAGGGTTAAGCGTAATGGTGGTGAACTAGCATATGGTACTCACTTTGGTGAAGGTACTTATAAGGTTGTATACAAGACTGAGGATAAGAGAAAGTCCGATGGCATAGACAGAGACGACGCTCAGGTGTACGTAAGTATGAAGAGACGTATAGAGCAACTTGACAGACTTGGACGTCTTACAGATGAAACTAGAGCTATCCTTCAAAAGGTAGCGGATGGACAACCTTTAATAGTCAATGACAAAATAGATGAGTATGCTAAAATAGATTTACTTCCTTTAAAGACTGTACACTATGGTGACCAGGATGGTTACATGGTTTATCACAAAATGTCAGAGACTGTATTAACAAGAGATTTAACTTCTAGGTTATCGACGAAGGATGGTGTAAGTGTTTGGGTAGCTAAAAAAGGTAAAGAGAAATTGCACAACATGCTTGAGTTCATGGAGGCTAATGAGGTAGATAGTATTGTTACACTATCTGCATCTAAACTTGAGAATCCTTCTGAAGCTCTTACAGACGATGAGTTTGTAAATGGTATCCCTACAATGGGTGAACGTTTTACAGACCTTGACAATCGTTATCTTCGTCTGCAAGTTGAAACACATTCAGGTAAAGAGAAGATTGTATCAGGTACTCAAATGGCTCAGCTGATTGATCTCTTATATGAGACAAGTCCCGGGCTAAAGGATAGATATTACCAGTTACTAGCTGAAACTCGTGCAGAAGACTTCACTATTACGGAATTCATGTCCAAGAACGCGACTCTCTTAGCAAACAAATTAGTAGACAGTATTGAAACTTCCGGTGGAGATGCACAAATAGTAGAACTACTTACTGTAGAGAATGGAGAGTTTAAATACAACTTTAACTTACCACACGTAGCAGAGAAGTTAGAACAACTACTGTTGTCACATTTCTCTAAAGGAGTACTACAACAAAAGGTACCCGGGTATAAATTAACGTTGATGTCTTCTTCTGGATACATGATAGAAGATAGCGAAACGGGTGAAGCAAGAGAACTTAAAACTCACCAGATATCTGAAGATGGAAAGGTTATTGAATTAGCTGAAGCTGCTATGACTCGTCGTGCTCTTCGTAAAATCTTAGGCCCTAAGGCTGATACTGCTAGTATTGAAGAAATAAATAAAGATTTACTCGAGATGGTAGGTACACGTATTCCTACACAAGCTCACCACTCTATGATACCATTTAAGGTAGTAGAGTTTTTACCTGAATACTATGGAGATACTATTATCGCACCTGCGGGAATTGTGGAGCTATCTGGCGCTGACTATGATATTGATTCACTATTTGTTTATAGAAAGGCCTTTTTCATGGACGCAGAGAAGAATGTACATGTATATGGTGAAGCTACTACACAGAAAGATAAGTACGCGGAGTATCTAAATCACCACATGTCTAATCTTTCTATAGCTAGAACGCGTAGAAATAGGGAAGCATCTTATCCTGGCAGATCTGTTGAGGAGATTCGTCAAGAAGTATTTGCAGAGTATGGTTTAATAACCAACTTTGATGCCTATGTTGCTAAAGGATTACCTAGTAATAATAGTAATAGAAACAACGAAATAGTAGATACATACTTAACTATTCTAACAGATCCTTCTGTTGAAGATATGTTTGAACCTGCTACTCTTACTTTAATAGAGAAGGCGGTTGCGGATGTCCACGATACAATTCGTAATAAAGGAAATGAAAACGCTACTGTTAATCACTATGGGTCTAATGGAAAACTTAAGGCTCATACTGCGACCTCTACCGGTAAACGAAATGTTGGGCCAGTAGCTTTTATTAATAATGTCTCTGCCTTCATGACGAAGAGCAAGGTTAAACTCACAGATGCTATCGAATTCCTTGGGAAGGAGTATGGTGACTATGGTATAACTACGGAGAAGGATATAGAAGTTTACAAAGAAGATGGTCAATGGAAGACACGAGAAGCGACTAGAGAGAATCAATCTAAGATTAACTCTTTATCTACACTTGTATCAGCTATGACAGATGACGCTAAGCACGGGTTCTCTGCTAAACTAAACCTCGAAGAATTCAATCTCGGGTTGTTTGCTAGTATGATATCTTTAGGTATAGGATTTAATAGAACAATGTTATTCTCTTCACAGGATGTACTTGCTGAATTGAGTTCAGAAATTAAGTCTTCCGGAATACCTCACGAAGCTGCTCTGGCCGCTAAGATAGTTGAGTATGAGAAGAAGGCTAATATGGATGCCATCCCTTCATTGAAAGCACAAGACCTGGTGGATAACTTACTTCCAGGCGAAAGAACTATTGAAAGAGATGTAGCAGTATTACATTTATATGATAGTATGCAAGAGACTACAGCTAAGTTCCAAGCAGTTGGTACAATTGTATCTCTAAATAAAGGAGCAGAAGTAGTGAATGTTATAGAACTTAACGAGAAAATAAAACGTGTAAATGAAATAGATGCTAAAGAGAATGGCAAATATCCTTTCTATACTAATCTTTGGGAATCTCTTATGTCTAACGCGAATACTTCTACTAACATGAGAATTCTTGATAGTATTAAAAGTCAAATGTCTAGATGGTTTATATCAGGTATAGGTACTTATGATAATATAATGGAAATATTGGATCCATCTTTGAAGAAGTTTCTAAAGACTCAAGATAAAACTACTGTTGATAGAGCTATTAAATCTTTCTTAACAGCTAGAGGTTATCAAAGAATGTTAGAGAAACATGGTTCTGACATGAAAATATCAGATTTTAATGCTCTTATAGAGCCCGGGATTAAGAACGAGTTAATCGAAAAGACCCTGGCCAAGCAAATAGAGGAGCTTTCTAATCAAGAAGATAAGCAAGCTGCTAAAGATTTTAACAATAATGAATTCATAAAAATACTACGCACACAGTTTAAATTTACTGCTGATGGTATACTTAATGCAAAGAACGAATCTGAGTTAGACTTAGTAACGTCGAACATGCGTATCAAGAGAAACCCTCAGACAATAGATAGAATTACAAATGGGTTTGTAGAACTTAGTCTAGACCATCCTGAGTTAGCTAAGAACTTATTCAGGTATGCCATGGCTAAAGATAGTCTACAGTTTAATAGTACTAGTTTCCTTAAATTTTTAGATGTTACTTATTTAGCAGTAGCGTCAGAAGGATTGGACTCTATCATGGATGACCCTTCAGGTAATGCAGGGATGGAGTTTGATTTTGTAAAACTGTTTGCGGGATACAGTCCTAATAATACTCTATTCCCTGCAAAGAATTCTCAGTACTTAAAGTCTGTAGGTGTATTTGATATCAAAGACGGTACATTTACTCTTAAGTTACCGGAGGATAGAAAAGGTCTTGAACTACCTCCATATATCTTTAAAACTAAAGGAGGACAAATCTACATGAAGGAAAGTGCTGCAGGTAATATTTGGACACAACTAGAGTCTTTTGGTGATAAGTACCAACTTCTATATCATATGTTGTATGAGGAAGTTACTGGTGCAGGTATTAAAAGTATATCGCCAGAAGTTAAGGTAGACAAAGCTCAGGAGATAGTTCCTAAGGCTAAAGTAACACCTACTATACCTACCGTGAAACCTCCGTCTAAAGAGATGAGCCAGGAGAAAGGTAATAGATTAGAATATGATAATACCTCAGTTCCAATTGAGTTCACACTTGGAGAAGAACAGGCTCAGGCTTTAGAAGGTCTGCTTGATTTTGTAACTAAGGAGAGCGGTATATCTAAAACACTACAAGGTTCTGCAGGTACCGGTAAGACAACTATTATCTCTTTCATGGAAAGGATAATTAAAAAAGGAGGCTATCCACACAATGTTCTTTACATGGCGCCTACGCACGCAGCTACTGCTGTACTAGGATTTGAAACTATGAAGAGTGGTAACAGGTATCTTCCTGCTACTATCGCTAGTAGTTTACGCGATGACTACGAAGGTCCTGGCAAAACATTTGCTAAGAAGATGCAGGATAGGTTTAGTGATTTCAAACCACCTCTTATTATTGTAGACGAATCGTCTATGTTAAGAGAGGATGAAATTGACGGACTGGAACAAGCTGTAGAGAAATTTGGCGGTAAGATAATCTTTATGGGAGATATCGCTCAGATACCTCATGTAGATCCACGTAACCCTGCAGTTAAACAAGTATCCAAAGTATTCTCTGCTCCGGACAAGATAGTACTGAATGAAGTGTATCGTCAGTCTAAGGGTCCACTCTTGAATCTCCTTACTAAGATTCGACGTAATACACAATTTGTAAATTACAAAATAGCAAAAGTATTTGAATCACTTAAGTTCTTACCTGCTAAGGATTTCTCTGTAGAGATTATTGAGGATATAAAGAATAACAGTGAAAACACAGTGTTTATTAGTTATACTAACAAGTCTGTAAAAGGAGCTAACGCGCGAGCACGCGAGATATTAGGTAAAGGACGTTACACTGAAATAGGTGATTCTATATTAGGATACATAGGATATCAAAACAAACAGATAGAGAAACAACATCTTGCTAATTCCATTAAGTATACTCTAACCGGTATCAAAGATGGTCCTAGTGATGGTGCAAAAATCTTAAATGTTGAATCTGAGAATCTAGGTAAACTACAAGATGGTGGTTTACAAGGAGTTAGACGTGAGGCAACAACTGTATACTATCAACTAGAGAACGATGATTCTTTACAATTTGATTTATCTCAAGAACAGCTTGCTGAAAATAATAGACAAGTATCTTCTGTATTTAAAGAACTGTATGAATTAGTATTAAGAAAAGCGGATACGAATATGTCCTGGAGGTATTTTACGGAATCAAAAAGATCTATTACTGAGAAGTTAGCTTCTGTAGAATTAGGAGATACTTATATGTATGACCATATTCAAGACAAGATGGTGAAGTTTAATGCACAAGGGTTCCAACAACTTAGAAGTCAGTTACCTATTAGGTTAGGCAATGAATTTAAGTTTGAGAAAGGAATTGATTATGGACATGCTATTACTATCCATAAGAGTCAAGGTATGACAGTTGATAATGTATACTTCGACTTAAGTTCATTAACCGGTATAAGAGATACTGAGATTCATGACAGAGGACGTCAGATAAACAGTGAGAAGAATAGTATGTACTATGTAGGTATGTCACGAGCAGCTAAGAAACTTGTAGTTAACGCTACCGGTATCCCGTTCGACGAAACCTTTGATACTACTAAAGATGTTTCTGCAGAAGTAGAACCAACTCTTGCTCCACCTATTGAGCCAGGGAATAAGTTTCTAGCTACTAAACCTTTAAAGATGACCTTAGCAAATGAAGACAAGATTAAGAAAGGTGAAAAGAAAGCAACTAGTCGAACATTCGAATTAGCGCCAGGTAAGTACGTATTGCCTAAGGGTACTGTTATACAACTTAAAGGAGGGTTTGCTGAAAGTATAGATAAATTAGATGATCCTAATTTATGGGCACGTATGGAAGGGTTTGAGGATTTAGAAGACTTTAAAAAGAATGCTGCTTTCAAACACACAAAAGAATTTATAGATGGTAAAGGTCCTGGGTTATATATTTACAAACTACAAGTTGTAGAGGAAACCCCTATTGTTGAATATAAAGGTCCTAGTGCATTCCCTAAAACTAAAGCGGAAGCTCTAGCTAAGAAGGTGAGAAAATCTAAGAATATACTTTCGAAAAAAGATGGTTTAGATACCTTAATATCGTACAACTTTGGTAAGGTTATTAAGAGGCTCTCTAAGGCCTTCGGCATCAAAGTGGAGTATGTATATCAACCAGACGCGAACTGGTCAGGAAGGTATCAGCATGGAGTCGTACAGCTTAATCTAGCCCTCCTCCAGAGTGACACTCCGTTCCACGAATTTGCCCACCCTTTTGTGGAGGCAATTCGAATACAGAACAAAGCTTTATATGATAAGTTAGTTGCAGAGATTAAGAAAGAAGGTACGATACTTGCAAAAGTAATCGAAGAATACCCTGAACTTGATGATGCAGGTAGAATAGATGAAGCTATCACTACAGCAATTGGTATGTATGGGGCTAAAATCGCTAACATGCCTAAGACTTTAGTAGAGAAGATAAAAGAATTCCTTCAAGAGATTATGCGATTCATCAAAGGATTGTTTACTCCAGGGACTATCTTCTTGCCTTCAGAGCTTGACCCTAATACAACACTTCAAGACTTAGGTGCTATCATGGCTAAGAATACTCAGGTATTCGCATTAGGCGAACTAACTGATGAACAAGCTAAGTATCAAAAACAACAGGCCTCTAAACTTACAGTTGACCAGGACCACGTAGGTCAGGTTGCGAATAAGACTAAGACTTCTTCATTGAGAGAAGTGGATCCAGACCTTGAACATAAAGTGGGTGACAAATTGGCAGTGTATGCTAATAGTAGAAGCCAGGGTATGATTGTTGAATTGACTGCTGTGAAGACACTTAAAAGCCTTAAAGATATAGATAAGAATAAATTCGCAGAGAGTTTAGGTTATAAGGACTGGGCGGACTTTACAGAACAAAATAAATACGCGCAAAAGGATTCTCCGGCTGCTCAAAACTTTCCAGCACTCTACAATTTTCTAAAAGGAGAAGGTGAGATGCAATGGCTACAGTATGAGATGGTTGACATTGTACCTATTGGAGCTGAGAGTTATCTTGAAGATAAAATCAAGAGAATAAAAACAGTAGTTAAAAAGCAAATTGATAGATACAACTCTATTATAACAAAGAAAGGAAGTAGTGAAGAGAAGATCAAATTGTTTGTTAAACGTAGAGAACGTTTATTAAAGACTATTGATGCTATTGATGATGCTTCAGGTGTAGCGAGTTACATTGAAGACGCGAAAAAAGATTTAGCAGCAGCTAAGTCAGAGTTGAAAGAACTTATGAATCAGATAGGTAACGTGAGAAACCTTACTGATAGGAAAAGAAAGAAAGCTATCAATGACTTGCATTACATACAAGAATTTATTGTTGCTTATGATGTAATCGATAAAATGTCGAGAGACGAAATTGAGGACCATTTAGGTGATACAGAATTAGCTAAGCTATTTGGTGAAGCTAAGAATGATCTTGATAGTATTAAGAAAAGTATAGACAAAACAGCGATACCTCTACTAGCTTCTTGGTTGTTAACGTTTAGTGATATAGACGTAGATAAAGCTAATGCATACTTTGAGGACCAGATTACTAGAATCCAGGACAACCCTAGAAAATCTGATGGTGATAAAGCTTCTTTAATTTCCAAACTGATGGAAAAGAAAGCAGAAATGGTTCTTACACAAAGCAGTTTAGAAGAGCAATTACGTCATGCTGTTAGAGATGTAGGTTTTGGTTCTCTTTGGTTAGAGGCTGCTATATCTTCATCAGACCAGGTTACTTCCTTATTCGCGAAAGCAGTTAAGTTCCAAGAGTTCCAGGCGAACTTCCTGGATAGAATGAATCAACAGAAAATTGGTATTGCTCTTGCCGCGTTCGAAAAAGAACAAGGTAAGGCAGGTAATAACATAGAGAAGTATTACGGAGAACTTATACAAGAAGTTAACATTGAATTAGGAAGAGACTTTGATGGTTCTCCGCTAATTGAGAAGAGGTTAGTATTCAGAGATGTAGAAGATGTTAAGACACCGGCGGGCAAAGAACTGTTAAGTGTTCTTAAAGAAGTATATGGTGAAGCACAGGAACTACTTCCGGAGTCTCAAAACATGAAGGTGGAAATTACAAATTCTAAAGAGATTGTAGATTCGTTACCTTTCGTTAGAAGATCTGGTGCAGATAGAATAAAATCAAATGGTCTTTGGAATACTATTAAGTCAGAGTTCCAGGAAATATACAAGCCTCTTTCTACAGATACTGATTATGGATATACCACTGAAGCGGGAGAAGTTATACGCTCAGTACCTATTCATTATACTAAACGTGGCGTTGATGACAGAGCTATGGATAATAAAGATGTTACAAAAGATATTGTAGACTCTGTATTGAAGTTCTCTCAGATGGCTAATAAGTATAATATGTTTAAAGCTATTCAGTCTGAAGTTGAGTTTATGGAAGGTGCTATTGAAGATAGAACAGTTCCAGAAATTACACCTGCAGGTAATAAGAAGTTTGATAAAGTAGCGAACATCTTTGGATTAAAAGAGTTTGTAAAATCTGATACTGCTAGAGTAAATAAAAGACTACAAGAGTTTATCAATATGACCTTCTATGGTCAGCATGAAAAACCTAATATTGAAACCCTATTTGGGCACGAAATAGATACTAACAAGCTTTTAAACTTTTTAGGTAAATGGACTGGTTTCACTACACTTGCGTTAAACTTCCTATCAGCTCTTAATAACGTGATACTTGGTAACTTCTATATGTTCCAAGAATCTGTAGCTAGGCAAAACTTTGGAGATCTTAAACTAAACCTTGCAGAAGGGAAGGCGATCTATTATAAAGGAGCAGCTAGAATGGTGGGAGATATTGGAAAAATTGAGGGTCTTTCTAAAGAAACTCAGTTAGTAAGAATGTATGATGCAATGCAAGGATCCTTCCGTGACATTTCCGGAGGCTTTGTTACCGGTAGTAAAATGAAGAAGTTATGGCAGGGAAGTTCTCTGTTTTTTATGAACCATATAGGTGAGCATGAAATGCAAGTATCTAGTTTGTTTGCAGCTATGGCAGGTCAGAAATTAACCACTAAAGCTGGTGAAGAAATAAATTTATGGGACGCGTACTCTTTAGATGACAAGGGAAACCTTGCATTGAGAGATGATGTTGAGTGGTATGATACAGATGTATTTGCATTCCAGAATAAACTGCACGCAACTAATAAGTCATTGCACGGTAACTATAACGATTTTGATAAGACAGTAATGCAGAAGTATACTTTAGGTAGACTTGCGTTAATGTTTAGAAAGTTCATGAGCCCTGGTGTACGTAGAAGGTTTGGTAGGTTGAGTGTAGATAATGAACTAAGTGAATTACACGAAGGGTTCTTTGTTACGACAGCTAGACTGCTGCGTAATGAAATGGTTGAGTTAAAGAATTGGTTAACTTTTAAAGAAAACAATTTAACAGAACATGAAAAAGCTAATTTAAAGAAGACTATTGCTGAAGTTGGTATGTGGGTTACTACTATGGCCATGTTTGCTGCGGCAGCTGGTTTCTTAGGAGACGATGATGATAGTTGGGCAGGTGCCCTGGTACTATATGAAATCAAACGTTTACAAACAGAACTTGGTTTCTACTTTAACCCGGCTGAGACATTGAAGATTATAAAATCTCCTGCGGCTACAACCACAACCATTCAACGTATTATACGTTTGACGGATCAATTAGTACACAGTGTTTATGATCAGGAGTATACACATTATCAAACTTCTGGCCATGGGCATAAGAAAGGAGACAGTAAAGTATGGGACGCTGTAAAAGACCTCGTTCCAGCTGTTCAGGGTATAGAACGAAGTAAACACCCCGAAGAAGCAATTAAGTATTTCAATAAACTCTTTTAATGGAGCATAAAATAAACTATATTTACACTTTTAAATAAGAACAATGACACTAAAAGTAAAATCAGTATTGAAGGACTCTAGCAAGGCAACGATAGAGGACACAACAACATATACTTCGCCTGCACGTAGTGAGTATTACTCACAATTTCATGCATTTAAAGTAGACGTAAACGACGCAGAGTCCGCTTTGATCGTGACAAGTCAAGGAACACCTATTTCAGCAAGTGAGTGGGAGGTAACGACTCCAAATGAAGGACATCATAGATTCATAAAACTTCTATATTGGGTCTGGGAATCTGCCACTACATTTGCCTTAGGTGATATTGTAGAACGTAACGGCGTATTCTACCGCTCTATTTTAGATAGCCCTGCAAATCTTAATAAAGATCCAGAGGCTGAACCTACCTATTGGGCTGTTCATACTGCAGTAGTTGCTGACGGTGATGTAGCCAATGTAATAGAAGATGTTTTAGACTGTATTCTTTTTGGACGTCTAAAAGCAGCTTTTGCAAAGGTAACTGCTATAGCAGCTGAGATATCTTGTGAATGTTCTATTGATAAGAAACCTGTTGAGATTCAAAGATACGAAAGATTAGGATTACTAATCGATGGTATTGCAGTGGATAATTATCAGGCACGATACTCCAACGGAGAAAAGAAAGTAATCTATATGAGTAAACTAGTTCCAACTTACGTATAATATGTCGACGGTATTAAAAAACAAAGATGCAACAATATATTTAGCTCAAGAACGCTTAGGCGAATGGGCCGGACTTATTGTTACCTCAAGTGTACGTACCTCTAAACTATATCAAGAAAAAGGAGAGAAACTTAGATATTACCTAAAAGCTCTCCAATATGAATTTTACTTAGAGGACTCTGAAATCATTTCCTTACTGCAGTGTATTAATAAACTTGCAGAGCTAACTGAATGGCCAACTGCCCCTGTACTTACATCAGTAGATCAACCTGATATTCTCTTGGGTATTCCTGGAGCAACAGGTAATGATGGTAGTGCTGGTAGTGATGGTACAGATGCGAATATTGATTGTGAAGCAGATCCTGCCTATGACAATATGTCAGTTATAGAATATGATAATGGTGGAGTAAAAACTTTTAAATATGGGTATGCCCCTTTAACTCCGCCCACTATCAGTCTAGCTATTACCAAAGCAGGTCTTCCTAATCCCAATAAGAATTATCAAGAACTTGGAGTAACTATTCCAACTGTTCCGGTAATAATTACTACGAATAAAGGACGTGATGCAGTTGTGTCTTCGGAAGTACTTCTTCCATTAGCCTTAGATGCATCATACCAGGCTCAGTGGGATTTAGCAAACATCAACCTGGGCAACCAAGAACAAGTTACAGTAAATGATTCTAATGTTACTGCTACTCAAATATACTCTGCAAACATAACAGATGGTAATACTACTCCTACAGACACAGAAACACTTACTTTTGTAATACCTTTCTTATATGGAGGATCCACATCATCACTTGTACAGGCTACTTTCTATGCTAATCTAGCTAGAATCATAGAAGCACAAGGAAATAAAGGTGTAGTATTTAATGGAACAGATTCGTATTTTTACTTTGCTTACGACGCTTCCTATCCAGATTTAAATAGTATACTAGATGGGAATGGTTTTGAAGCTATAAGCGCCTTTACTAAAACAACTGAAACAATTGATATGCTGTCCGGTGCAGAGTCTATGAAAGTTTATAAAACAGCTCTGACTGATATTGTCAATCAAACTTATACATTTAAATTCTAAGATATGGCTTTTGAAATTATACAAGGATTTAACCTTTCAGCTAATGTTCCTGTAGATCTTAGATTTATTGCTACAGATGAGGCAGACATGCTTACTATCAAGTGGGTCTATAAAGGTTTAATGGTAGCAAGAATTGATACTAGTCCTATAGAATTATGGATATGTACTGCTACTGCAGCTACAGAAGCAGGTTCTCCTAACTATACAGTAATAGGAGATTGGGAAGAATTTACAGGAACTGCAGGCGCTGATGGTGCTGATGGTTCTCAAATTTATATAGCAGCTGGAGACCCTTCAGATGTACTAGGAGTAAATGGAGATTTCTATCTTAACTCTTCTTCTGGAGATTACTTTACTAAAGCAGCAGGAACATGGGGTTCAGCACAAGGTAGGCTAATTGGTCCTAAAGGGGATAAAGGTGATACTGGTACTACTGGAGCAGCAGGAGATAGATACGCAACGGTATCTACAAGTCCTATAGACTTAACAACTGCTGCTGGAACAGAGATTATTACAGTAGGATTAAATTTATCTTATACTGTAGGACAAGAAGTTATAGTTGCGGATCAAACAGCTCCTCTAGTTGATAATTGTACTGGAACAGTTACAGCTTATGTTGCAGGTACAGGACTTATGACTCTTGAGTCTGTTACATATAATGGGTCTGGTACATTATCAGATTGGGCTGTTAACTTAACAGGTTCTCCTGGTGCAGCGGGAGCTGACGGAGCAGACGGATCAGATGGAGTTCCTGGTATAGCTCTTATACATACGGAATATGATGTTACCTTGAATGAGGCTAAAGTAACTTCTGTACAAGGAGGAGCTTGGACACCAGAAGCGCCATGGTCAGCATCTATACAAAACGATACTAGAGTTAATAAAAATTTACCTACTGGAATTATAGGAGATCAAGCAAAGAATTCTATTACTTATAATGGAACAGTGTGGTCTAATAATGGTAGATGGGTAGGATTAGATGGTTCTAATGGTACAGATGGAGATACTCCTTATATACAAAGTGGTAACTGGTGGATAGATGGTATAGATACTGGAATAGCTGCTACCGGTCCAGCTGGTAACGATGGTGAAGGTATTGTAGTTTACAATCACATCACAAGTGTAAACCTATCTGAAGCACAGTTCCTAGCTTTACCTTACGACTTTACAGTACCTTGCGAGTTAAATATACTTGTAACGCCTTTAAAATATGTTACTCTACCTAACTTAAATGTTACAAGCGGTATCAAGCTTAGAAAAGTAAGGATGTCTTCTTACTTACCTAGAACGAGTCTTCTTAATACAAGAGGTTTCCAGGTAAAAGGTCGATACGATGGTAGTGGTTTACAAACTTATGGAGCTTCTGAGATAAAAGGTAATGATATTTGGATACATGGAGGAGAGAGTGTAATTTTTAGTTCTGTAATACAAAGTGGAACTACTTATGCTGATTACTGGTTAGCAGATACATCAGGTGTAGGATTAGCACATAATACAAACGGAGGTCAGAGAGACATCTTAGGTAGTGTTAGTGTTAGACTAGGTTCTCTTAGTGTACTAAAAGGAGTACTTAACTTTACAGTTAATAATAATGTATGTCACTATGGTGGATGGATACAAGTAAATACTGCTAATGGAACAGCTACAGTAGGAGACTACTTTGGACTTTCAGAATCACCTTTAGCTTTCTTACCAGACCCTAGAGCAGGTGTAGTATTTGGTTCAAGTACTGGATTGCCTCCAGCAAATAGAGCTTTCTTACCATTAGCTATAACAGGAGTACAAGAAATAGTCCTAGCATGGGGTATTGGATATATAGCTTCACCTCATTATAATTCTACAGATGAAGCAACTGTACGTCTTGAATGGGAAGGCCCGGAAGGTCTCCTTGCTAATAGATTAAAAGTGCATGCACTTGTACAAAATAGTTCAGCGAACATTAATAAAAAATATACCTTTGCGGGGTCTTATATTACAGCTACTCCGTATACAATTGATAAAAACTACTTATAATTATGTCGTGCGGAGATGGTATTACAATTAAAAAATACATTTTCACTGGAGAGAAAGGTGAAAAAGGAGAAAAGGGAGATGATGGTAATGTTGCATCTTATCCTATTGAAGCAGTAAATATATCTGTAACAAATCCCGGGTATGCTAACCTGCAGGAAGTATTAGATGCATTGCTATATGTCCCAATTCTTATAAATTCTTTTACTACTGTTACAGTACTATTCGAAAATAGATTGGTAACAGATCCTTCTGCTGATTTTACAATTGACTTTAACTGGTCAGTAACTGGTGCAGATGTAGCGCAAACATTAGTAGGACCTACTGAGATGACTCCAGTTTCAATAGCTGCAGGAGTAAGAGTGAAGACTGTTACAATGACTAATTTTAATACGGACGAGACCTTTACTTTAACAGTAGATGATGGTCAACAACAACCTTTTAAAACTATAGATATTGAATTTGCTAACAAACTATATTATGGTGATGCAGCAATACCTGGCGTAACAGACGAAACATTTATTAAATCATTAAACAAGAGTTTACAGAAAACCCGTGTTATAACTGTACCTACTGATTTATCAGCTAGTACATACTTTTGGTTTGCAGTACCGGTAGCTTATGGTACTCCTATATTTAAGGATGCTACTACTGGGTTTGCTTATGACATGGATACACCTATACCTTTCACAGCAGGTAACGGAAACATATTTACCAATGACTTAGGATACGCGGAGGACTACTATCTATATAGAAGTACCAACGCCGGACCATTTACAGCCGGAGTAGAGATAACATAAAATTAGAGATGCCTGGAATACAAATTAGTGGAACGTTTAAGAAAGGGACTCTGGATCAAGGGTCCTTTGCTATTATTAAGGCTGACTCCCTTCTGATACCTATTCAGATAGCAGCTGATATAGATGCGCGTAATGCAATGTATGAGTATTTACGTATGCCTTTTATGCTCTGTTATGTAATTTCAGAAGATAAAACTTATAGATTAGGGTCAAGTACTTTAATAGCAAGTCAAGTATGGACACTCGAGACAGAAGAATATATTCCTCTTACCCAAAAAGGAACAGCTTCAGGAGTAGCCCCTTTAAATGCTGAAGGTAAGATCCCGGTTGAATATTTGGATGCGCTTTATCTATCTAGTACTTATGTAGTATTAGATATAAATGCTATGCTAACTTTAACTACATATAAAGGTAACTTAATTGTAGTACAGGATGCTTCAGATGATCCCACAGTAACTTCAGGTTCTGCAACGTATGCAAAAATTAATGACGTCGCATCTCCTACTTTAGCTGACTTTCTTAAAATGGAATTTGGTGTAGCTGTAGTATCTGTTAATGGAGAGACCGGAGCTGTAAGTATTGACTTTGATTCTTTATTAGCATATGGTAGTTCACAGGTTCAGTTTAATGCTGCAGTAGCGGGACATGCAAGTGTTTTAGCAAATGCAGCAAACATTGTTATAAATGCAGCAGGATTAGTAACGTTAGACAGTATTAAAGCAAACAAAGATAATGTTTTAGAATTAGATAATGTAGCACAATTTGCTCCAACTGAAAATTACCATCCAGCAACTAAGAAATATGTAGACGATGAGGTCGCTTCAAATTCTATTATTCCTCTGGGCCCAGAGGGTAGCATCCAAATAAATGAATCTAATATCCTAAATGGATATGCTAATTTTACATATATTAGTGATTTACTCACTGTCCCAAAGATTAAGCTAAGTACTTCTACACCTATAGATAATACTATAGATATCTTTGTAGTACGTGATGCAGCAACTGGAGAACTAAAATTTAGAGAAGCTACTTCAATAGGAAGTGGAGCTGGACATATAATTGAAGACGAAGGAATACCATTTACTAACAGGAAAAGCCTTAACTTTGTAGGAAATTTAGTAGCTTTGTCGGATGACCCTGGTAATGACAGGACAATCGTCAATATACTAAATCCAGAGTGGGGAGATATAGAAGGTTTCTTAGTGGATCAAACGGATCTCCAAGATGAATTAAATACTAAAGCTGAAAAGATTCCAACAGAAGCTCACATAGCATTAGTAGAGGAACACATTGATTGGACAAGTGTAGGTGTAGAATTAATTGAGGCAACGCGATTACCACCTGCAGCTTCTAGTGATGCTCATTATATTCATAATCAACCCGCTGCAGTGCTAGTTTGGACTATTGCCCATAATTTAGGAAAACATCCAGCGGTCACTACTACAGATAGTGGTGGGAATGAGTTTCATGGTACAATAAACCACGTTGATAATAACAATTTAACAGTAAACTTTAGTATCGCAGTATCTGGAATAGCTTACATAAACTAAAAGATATATATGCGCTTTTTTGATACTCTCTATTTAAATCAGAATAAACTACAAGAACCGGTTATTGACCCAAGAACGGGTGGTACCCCTTCAACTCCTACTGAAGCACAAATGTACTATAATCTTGATGACCACACTATGTGGTATCATAATGGTACTACCTGGATTCAATTTACTGCTGGTGCAGCTGTAACTGATGTTACTGCAAGTGAGGGTATTGCATCTTCCGGAGGACAAACTCCAAATCTTACACTAAGTCTTGAAACTCTTACTACAGCTATTCTTCATGAAGACGACTGGTTTGCTTTCTCTGACTCAGACAATGGGGGAGTATCTAAGAAAGCTTTACTTTCATCCTTAGTAACCTTCTTGGAGGGCGCTACCGGTATTCAACATGACAACTTAGTTGGGTTCTTTACTAATGAACATATAGATCACTCAGCAGTTACTATTACTGCAGGGTCAGGTTTAAGTTATAGTATTGGAGGGACAGACCTTACAGCTAGTGCTACTTTAGAT